CTTCTACATCACGGACGCCGCGGACGTCAGCCGGCGCGTGATCGTCCAGGGCCTGGACGGTAACGGCCAAGTCATCCGTAGCCTGGACGGGCCAGTCCAGATCCAGGGGATTGCCTTAAACCTCACCACGCCCTTTGTTCAGACACCGTTTGATATCTCGTTCATTTCCGGGCTCCAAAAAGACGTAACTATCGGAGTTGTCCAGATTTACGAGTATGACACCACCACCGGAACACAGCGCCTCATTTCCACGATGGATCCAACGGAAGAGGTGGCTGGCTACCGGCGTTATTTCCTCAATGGCGGCCCGGCCAACTGCTGCAACTCGGCCACGGGCACGACGGTCCAGGTAACCACCATGGCCAAACTGGCGTTCATCCCGGTGGTAGCGGACACCGATTATCTGGTCATCCAGGATTTGGACGCGCTCAAGGAGGCCTGCCAAGCGGTGCGCTACGGGGAGATGGATGATTCCACTTCCGCCCAACAGACGCAGTTGCGCAAGGGCAACGCGATCGGGCTACTCAACGGCGAGCTGCGCCACCACCTGGGTAAGGATCAGCCCGCAGTCAACTTTGCACCCTTCGGGAACGCGAAGCTGCAGTTTCAAATGATCGGATCACTCACCTAACCTTATGGCTGGACCAACATTAACTCGTGAAGGGCTGGGCATCCCGGCGACCTGGGGCCGCGGCGGCGGTGGAGGCGGTGGCCTTGGTTCAAGTGGCGGCGGGGGTTACGGCGGCGGGGGATCTGTCCTGACCGGGGCGCCACCTCGCGGCGGCAGCGACGCCTCGGGCCACATCCCGCAGGTGACCAACCCGGCCACCACGGTAACCGGCAACCTGGGCAACATCGGGAACATCGTCGGCAGCGTCACAGCCCAGCAGCTCGAGGCCCTGCGCAGGCAGTATCCCACCGAATACTTTGCCACTCTGCAGCAGCTTCTTCTGAACACTCAGAAGCGGGCGGGCGGCGACATCTCCGATCTCCTGCCTGAGCTGCAGGTGCGAAACGCCGAGGCTGGCGTGGCTGGTGGTTATTCGGGCAGCCAGATGGAAAACACCAAGCTACTAAGGGACTTGGGCCTGACCCGTTACGGAGTGGAAGAGCAGGCGCTGAAGGACTTGGGGTTGATTCAGTCCGGCACGCCCACAGTCCGGCCCTACGACCCGACCAATGTCATCTCGGGCATCATCAACGCGCAGGAACGGGCCGATCTCTACAACGCGGCGCCCGACCCGGAGGCGGCCTACCGGCGAGCCAGGGACGCGGCGCGAGGCTCAGGCGGGGGCGGCGGAGGCGGCGGCACCCCGGGAGTGCGTTACGGGGGCGGCGGGGGCGGCGGTGGTGGCAGCTCAGTCGATGATATCCTGCGCAAGTATGGCAGCGGGATGGGGGGCTATGGTCCGCCCATCATCGCTCGAGGAACGCGGGTTGGCCCGCTGCCGGATGCCGACTACGAGAACGTTTATCAGACTGGCGGCAGTGGTTGGGGCTCTGGCGGGGGCAACATGAGCGTCGATGATTTTGACGCTTTTGCCGATGAGTATGGGGGCGGATTCGGCGGGTTTGATAACTACGACGAGTTTGGCGACAACGAGGATTACGGGGGTTACGACGACTACGACGATGCCGGAGACTACGGCGGCGGAGGTGATTACGGCTACGAGGATTACTCCGGAGACGTCGGCGGCTATGACGAGGACTACATGTTCGCTTAACGACAACACTTTATGGCTGTTCAAATTCCCCCCTGGCTCAACATCGATCCGATCGAGCCGGCCCGAATTCTTCAAAAATCATCGGCTCAGCGGGCGCAAAACGCGGCGGCCGAGCGGCGTGCGCAACTGGAAGCACAGCGCATGCAGATGCAGGAAGAGATGATGTATGCCCGGCTGGCGGCCCAAGAGCGGGCGGACCAGCGCAAAGAGCAGGTGCTGCGCGAGACTCGCGACTCGCAGCTTGCCCAGCAGGCGGCGGCGCTCGAGTTCCGCCGTGAGATGGGCATGCGCCAGAACACCCGGCAGATGCAACAGCTCCGGCTTCGGGAACAGCAGGCGGAGCAAAAGACCGCCTCGGCCGCCCGGCAACTGCTTGGCATGCGCCGGCTGCAGGAGGACATCGGCAATGGGATGCCCCTCGAGCAGGCCCTGGCCAAGAATTCCAGCGACCTTTTCAGCGACCATCCGGAGAAGCTGGCCTCCGCCATGCGAGCCTCGCGGGCGGGCGGGGAGCCGCAGGAGTTCACCACCCCGGGCGGAATAAAGGGGGTGTTCAACCCCCTGACCGGCACCCCCCATTTTCCACCGCGGGAAGCTGCGGAGCTCGGGGCCGATGCCTTCACGGCCCGGGAAATCATGGACGCTCAGGGTAACCCGATGGGACTCAGTGCCATTCCTGGCCGAGGTTCAGCGCGGCTCCTGCCCGGGTCACGCGGCCTGCGCCCGGGAGAGCGGGTCAACGCGCTCAAGGCGCTCATTGCCCTCACGCAGAACAAAATCGACTTTGAGGCCAAGAAGGACGACAAGCCGGCGCTCATCAAGAAGCGCGACGCCTACGAGCAAGAGCTCGAGGCTCTTACGATGCAGATGGGCGAGCGGGTGCCCGGCAAGGTTGACGAGCGCGTTGGGCCCGAAGAGGAAGGCGGGGAAGGTGAGGGGGATTTTGGTCTGCCCCCGGTCGACATGGAAGAGGAAGGTACCGGAGAGGAACTAGCCGACGAGGAAACGGATCTGGCCGATGAGGAAGCGGCACCAGCCGAAGAGGAATTGGATCTAGCCGAAGACTTCTAACATGGCTTCGCCCTACATCTTAGATGATGAGGAAGAGGACTTTTACGATGATGAGTATGGTCCTTTCCCGGAGCAGTTGAGCGATGAGGATTTCTGGGCTCTGGCTGCTCCCGAAGAGGAAGCTCCGCGGCAACAGGCCTGGGAGATTCCTGCTTACGTCCGTCAACCCGGAGGCGGGGCCCAACGGTTTTGGCAGGATGAATACGGCGGGGCGCCGGATGCCAGCGAGATCGCCAGGGCCACACAGATGAGCCCCTATGGCGTCTACACGACGCCAGGAGGCGGACTGGAACCTCGGATAGCCTTTGACCCCTCCAAGGGCCTTGTGCCTCTCTCCAGGCTCGGGGTGAGCGCACAGGAGATGATGGATGCCCTGGATTATCTGGGCTCTGCTTCACCGGACCTGACGCAGGAAGAGGCTGAAGAGCTGATGCTCCAAACCCACCGCCCGGATGAGCTTGCCAAGGCCTCGGCGGGCCTGACTCAGGGAGCTTGGCGCACCGCGGAGGGGCTGACTTCACCGATAAACCTTGGACTTATGGCCGGCACTGCTGGTCTGGGTCAAATACCGGTGGCCGCTCGGGCGCTGTCCGGGGCCTTTGCCGCGGACATGGCCCAACACGTGCCGGAGTTGGCGCGGGAGGCGGGCGAGGCCTACGAGAGCGGGGACACGGAACGATTTGCCAGGGCCCTCACGGAACTGGGCGCGACGGGCGCCTTCACAACCATGGCCGGAACCCATGCCCTGGCGCCGCGGGCGCCGGCCGCAACCACAGGAAGACCCGATGCCATACAAGAGCCAAGCGCAACAGCGTTTTATGGAAGGCTGCAGGAACAACCCCGGATCAATGAAGGGGCATTGTCCCCCGAAGAAAGTGCTGCAGGAGTTCCACAACGAGAGCTTCCCGCGCCAGGAGACGCGGGCCGCCCGTTCAGCGCAGAAGAAGCGCGGAACCGTCACCTACCATTGATCGAGCAGGCCGCCGCCCGCAACGCCGAGCTGGGCCTGCCCTCCGGCTGGCGCAAGGCCAAGCCCTACGAGACGGAGGGGGCCGGCTGGATTGCCACGGTGGACGAGGGCGGGCGCACGGTCATCAACACCGACAAGCTCAGCACGTGGCTCGAGCGACTGAAGCCGGAGGACCAACCCGCCGCCATCCAGGCAATCTTCTCAGAGGAAGGGATCCACGGGGTTGCCCGTAAGACCCTCACCGATGAATCGGTGGGCGAGCTATGGAAGAGCCTGACCCGGGCTGAACAGAAGTTGGTGGAGGAAAGCTACGGGAAGCTGGACCCGCAAGCCATTGAGCAGGGGGTATCTCCCGATGTGATGTATGGGCATGAGTATCTCCGGCGCCAGATGCAGCGGATGCTCCGGGAACCGGTGCGGGAGAAGGCGGAGGCCCGGGGTTACGACTGGCTGAAGGAGTCCGCCATCGACGCGATCGAGCGAGTCATCCTTGCCGGCCGGCGCCTGTTTGGCAGCAAGGCCAGCAAGAACCTCGATTCCATGCTCAACCGGATGCAGGAGCACATCGATGCCGCCCGGAAGGCCAAAGGGTTGGAGCCTCGGAACTGGGCGGAAGCACTGGAAAGGGGGCCGGCTACTGCTCCGCGAGCCACGGAGAAGGGCGCGGAAGCCGAGCAGGATCGCCCGCCACTGATTCCAGCTCTGCAGGGCAAGTCCTTCACGGATACCGTGGCCGCCTACGATGCCGCGCCACCCGATGCCGGCATAGGCTACAAGGGCAAGAACGGGGACGGGGCAACCGGGCTGGCCTGGGATGTCGGATCCATGGCCAGGACCGCGGAGGATGTCGCCGCGCTGAGGAAGATTGCCGAGGACACGCCGGCCAAGGTTAAACAGCTTCTGGCGGATGGGGACATGGACGCCGCCATGCAGCTTGCCGGCAAGCAGCCCGCAGAGGCTTACGAGTTTGCGACCGGGGTCAATTTGGCCGGCACACCCAAATGGGAAACATTTGAAAAGCGTGTCCCTGGTTATCGGCCGCCTGTGCCGGACGCCAAATATCTCGAGGCCAAAGGGGCGCCTCGAGCCATGGAGAAAGAGGAACCGGAGTTCCGCCCGCGCCGGCAGGGCGAGCACCCGGCTGATTACGACATCGCCCGGCGCCGCGCTCTCGAGGAACGCGGAGGCCAGCAGGAGCCCTACTACGGCACCGCCGACGAGTTCAAAGACACCATCCGCGCCATCCGCCAGCAGCTCGCCCAGAACCCAAGCCCGGCGCGACGCGAATCTTTAACCGCGCAACTCGCTGAAGCTCATGCGTCCTTGCGGCAGGCAATCGGCGGAGCTCCCCGGGCTATGCCCCGCCAGCAGCATCAGCGGCGCGATGTGGTTACCAAGGTGCGCGAATTCTTCGGCGGGTTGCCGGGCCGGCTGCGCGTGGCTCCCAACCGGTTCGCCGGACGGGAGGCGCCCATCACCTACACCGCCAGCCCTGAGTCAGCCAACAAGCTCGTTGAGTATGCCAGTGGCAAGGTTGCGGCCCCCGAGGTGGCCCGACATCTGGCCAGCGAGGTTCTCGGGGACAAATGGAAGGACAGCGACTTTGGGAAGAAGTTGGGCGCGGTGCTCGTGGAAGACCGGTTGCGGGCCATTCGGCAGGAACGGCGCCGGGCCCGTGATCCCAACTGGCGCAATGTCACCACCCTCATCGGCAAGTCTGACTCGCCATTTGCCACGGAGGCGGAATTCCGTCGCGCCGTCGCTGACCCGGAGATCCGCGCCGCCATCCAACGCCACAAGCAAACCGTCCAGGCCGTTGCCCGCGGCCAGCACAGACTCGCCGGGGGCCAGCTCTCCGGACACGGATTACACACGGACGCTTTTGTGAACCTCGAGGCCCTCATTGAGGGAGCACAGCCCGAGCACTTCGGCCAGGGCGGACGAGGCAACCTGAGCAATCCACTCCGGCGCAAATCCCGATTCTCCAAGCGGGCCAAGGGCGAGGCGCAGCGTTACCAACTGGACTACCGGCAGATTGCGGAACGCATGGTGGAAGCAAACTTTGTTGAGGCGGCAAAGCGGCGTGCTTATGGCCAGCTCATCCAGGACGGGCTCGCCGTCATGACCAACCCCGGCGACCCGATCCCCCATGGCTTTGACGCCCACCCTCAACCCATCACGATCGAGCGCAAAGGTGTTCCGGCTGGCGGTGGCAAGGCGCGGACCTTTGTCAAAAACCTTTGGGTGCGCAAAGACATCTACCCGGAGGTGCGCCAAGCCCTGGACGTCGACGGACGGATTGGCGAGGCGGCAATCGTCAACGCCTTCAACGGGCTCAACCAGATTCAACTCGCCGGGCCCACCGATGCGGTGTGGCACATCGCCAACATGTTCGGCTCCATCGCCGGCAGCCAGGGCGGACGCACCGCGCTGATCGACTTTGTCCGGAAGGTTCCCGGGGTCAACGTGCTCGATACCATCGGCCGCACTACGGCGAGCGCCATCCGGGTCCTGCGCGACAATCCCGCGACGCAGAAACAGATCGCCCAACTGGCCAAGATCGGCGCCATGCGTCCGCTGGAAGGGGAGCGTCCTACCCCGGGCCTTGGACTGCTGCGTCCGGCCAACATGATTCAACTGTTGGACCGCGCCGGCCGTTTGGTGCGCGATGACCTTTACCAGAACTTGGTGCGCCGGGGCCTGCTCAAGGACACGCCCGCCGATCGTCGCCTTTGGGTCAACCAGATGGGCCAATACAACGCCCGGCTGATGGGCGGCATCCAGCGGTGGTTGAAAGAACAGGGCGTTTCCCCCTTTGTTGTCGCCGGCACCAACTTCAACCGGATGGCCATGCGCCGGATGATGCTCAGCCAGGGCCTCAAGGCCAAGAACCCCGCCGCGTCCGCGCAGATGATGGCAACGGACCTGTTCGGGGTCCTGGCCACGCTGGTGGTTGTGCCCTCCGTGATGAACTACTTCCTCACGGGCAACCCAAGCGGGCGGCCCGGGACAAAGTTTGGCCAGATCGATACCGGTGAAGACACCAAAGACGGCAAGCACCTCGTCATCGACCCGGCGCAATGGGTTGGGATGCGGCGCGGGCTGCGCATCACAGGCGCTCAGGGCCTCATCGAGGGATTGCGGGAAGGTCAACGCGGCGAGCGCATCGGCAAGCAAATCGCCAGCGATGTCATCGGCGGCGCCATCCATCCCTGGACGGGCCCGGCTGTGCATGGGGCCAGCGTCGCGGCCACCGGTTACTCGCCCAGCGGCTACAAGGAAAGCGAGAACCCGAAGGACTACAAAGCCAACCTGCTGGCGGCCCTCGAGCAATTGAACCCGGTGGCCAAAGCCATCTTTGAGGGGCACAAGGAACACCGCGGCATCGGTGCGCAGGTGGGCCTGTCTCTCGGCGGAGCAGCCGGCGTGAAGGCAGTGCGCCCGCTCACCGCTTACGATCGGATGCGTAACCTGCATGAGAAATGGCTGGCGGATAATCCCGACCGGAAGATCCGAGAGAGCTTTGAGCGCAACGAGGCGGCGACGTGGCCGCTCTCACAATATCGGGACATGGATCACGCCATCCGTAACCGGGATCCGGAGTTGTTGGGTGAGGCGATCAAAAAGGTGCGCGAGGTGGCCAACGATAAGGACATCGTCAAACGGATGTTCCCGGTCATCGGGCGGATGTTCTCGACTGACCCGCGCAGCCGGCGCCAACCCAAGCCGCTCTTTCACGAGTCGGCAGAGACGGAGCACAAATTCCGCGAGAGCCTCACGGACAAGGAGCGGGAGGTTTACGATCAGGCGGTGGAGGATCGGAAGGCGGATTATCAGTTCTTCCTCGAGGTGTGGCGGGAGCGGGGTCCTCGGCCTGAAGTTGAAGAAGAGGCGCAGCCCTAGAGAGCGTGGTAGGCCCGCATATATTTGCCGTGCGCTTTTTTACAGGGCTTGCAGCGACAGCCGTAGACATACCTCGAGCACGTGCCGTGTTTAACTTTGGTCTTCTTCGGGGGCTTACTCATTTCCCGGGTTTAGCAGGGTAAAATCCGGTCCGGTCACACTCTCTCATTTTGCCAATCAGCAGCTCGACGTTGTCCCATTCCACGCACTTAACCCCAAAGTCATCTGCGTTCCTTAGCCATCCCCTTATCCCCGCACATGCTCCATGCATGTGGTGAACGCCATCATGACGAGACAGCAGTAGTTCCGCCTCCGCGCAAATATCCGCCAGCCGCCTATAAGTTCGGAGCTTGATCCTCACTGAATCCCTTTTCCCATGGCCAAGGCTCATCCTCGCGATGCTTCTGCCATTCCGTGAGAGCGAAGGCCGCGGTGCCATCGGGGAGCGGCGCGTTGCAGATGTCGCAGTGCAAGGTGTCCAACTGCGTGATGTGCTTCCCCCTTTCTGTGATGACAGTTATGTCATGGACGGGAGGCTTCTTAGTCCGAATCTGAACCCTCCGCCGCTTCCAGCCTGCGGCGACATCCTCCGGGTGCCAGGGCCCGGTGCTCTTGTCGCATTCCTCGCAGAGAATTTTTCTGATCATAAAAGTGGCCGTTGCTGAGCGAGTCGCTTGATGCTGCGTTCAAAGGTGCGCACTACCCACATGCCTTGATGCGGATGAGCCAGCAGCTCGTTGACGATGTCCGGATCCCAAGTGAAATCCACCCGGTAGAATCGGCACATCACCTCGGCAATCTTCCGGGTGAGAGCTTCCAGGCTCTGGCGAGTGGACATCTTGCTGGCCTCCCTGTCCCGGTCACTGCGCACGGTCCACTCTCGAGCCCACTGGCTCAGCCGATCGGCAATCCTCCGCAACCAACTCTGGTAGGAGCCACACCGGTTGCAGCACAAGAGCGGCATCCACGCTGCCTTGTCGATCGGCGGACAGTCTGGATCGCATTCCGCAGTTCCGAGGGCGCCGCAGAATTTACATTTGTAGGCGAGCATCTCTTTCATGGCTTGCGTCCTTTTCTCTTCTGTTGGGTTTCAATCCACCGCTCCCGGGCTGGTGGCCAAATATCGTCATGGAACACGTAACAGTTCCCGCAGTAGCGATTCTCCACGTCGTTTAGGTTGAAGCTCGTCCACCCGCATCCCTTGCAGGTGATGCTCTTGCCATCAGATGCGATCTCGTATGTATCGATCACTGCCCTGATTTGGCTCGCACCTCGAGCGCATCGTTGAGGTTGTATCGTTTGCCAAGAGAGACGGTCTGCTTCCCGTCGCTCAAGGTGTTGTCCGGGTTCTTGCCGCACCGGTTGAGGTGCTTTTGAAACTTCTGCGCCTCCTGCAGTCCGGTGAACGCAAAAATGGTTTTGCCGCAGTAGGGACATTTCATTCTGCTTTGCTCTCCGAGGAATGGAGCGCGTCATCTCCCCGCTTGCGCTTGACGCTCTCATCGAGCTGCGCCCGGCTCAATCGGCACTCCGGTTTGGTTTGAAAATACATGGTCACTAACCCCGTGTGCTCAAAGCCCGGCGTTTTGATCATGCCGATGCTCACCACATAAATCCCCATGTCCTGGGCCTGCCCCTGCTCGCCCGTCTCCCACACGTTGTTGTTTCGCATCCGGTCGATCACCCAATCCCGCGGACGCTTCTCAATCGTCGTCACGCCCTTGTTTGGAACCGTCTCGATCCACACCGAAATCGGATCGTCTAGCGCCAGTCTGGCCAGGGCCTCTTCAAAGTTGATCTGAATCATAATCCAATCTCCGGATCGGGCCCGCAGTCCAGGCGCGTGAGCTGTGGGCGCCAACCGCTGGCACTGCCCCGACTTTCCTCCCATTTCAATTTCCAGTTGGCCAACGCACTTCTCCAAATCTTCATCGGACTCTTGCCCACCATCCACCCCTTGCTCTCGTAATAGTTGAAGAACTTCTGCGCCTCCCTTTGCGGTAACCCGATTTTGGCTGCCTGCAATTCCAGTTCTTGGGGAGTAGGTGGACTAAACTTCTTACTCATAAGGATCTACTTATTAATCCGGAACCTTTGTTCCTTTGGTGAAAGCGACAGCTTTCCCTGCACGGGTCTGCTTTGTTCCTTCGGAGCCAAGACGCATAGCCTTTACTCCCTCCGCAGCATCACCCTTCTCCGGTGCTCAGGTAGCTTGGCACCATCACGGGGCCGCGGTCTGCTACTCACCCAATCCATACAGCTCAGGGTTTCCGGGTTGTCGCTGTCGAGGACAGAGCCCGCTGATGCAGAACCGATCAAAAGGAAGAACCGCTGGGTGATAAGTCCTGAGAAAGGATTGAAGAGAGGACCCACTCTTACGAGTGCCAGCGGTTCAAAGTCGAGATTACTATGCCGCCGTTGGCTCTTCAAGTCGCTTATCACAGCGTTTCCAACAATTGACATGGCGGTTATGGGGAATTTCCCCAGCTCTGGCAACGGAAAATTATCCCGAAGTTATTCAACAGGCCTTGGGAGTAGTGCGCACCGCTTGCTCGAGGTGTTTGATCCGGATGTGGTTGTCATTGTCCGCGGTGGCCAGGGAAGCAGCGTGGGCGATGACGGACAGGCACTGCGGAGTAAAACGCCAGTGGCGCGTGATTTCCTGGAAGTTTGGGTTGGTCATGGGCAGGTCATCCAGGGCCTTCCGGAGCGCGTTGCGCCGCGTGATGGAGCCGCCGAGCTGCAGCAAATTCTCGGCAGCCTCCACCAGTTGTTCACCGGGGTTCACGGCTATGATGTTTAGGGCGGGGCCCGACTTATTCACAGAGCGAATCTCTATCAGACAGTCTGTCTCGCCGGGCCGCGGCCACAGCTCTCACCTTCTCAAACCATGCTGGATATTTCCCGGGCAGGTCTTCCTCGAGGGCCCAATTTAACGCCAGCATCATCCCCTCAACGCGAGCCGCGGCGCACTGTGGCAACCCCGGTGGCTTGTCGTCGTCTTTGTGCATGTCACAGAGCGCCAGGGCCATCTCTGTTATTTCCAATTCTGTTTTCATTCCGGGGGCATCGGGTTTTCCAGGTCATTGGTTCTCTTTGGCGGAAGCATTGCCTCAAACTTCTTTTTGTTTTTGGCGCACTGGCGCACGACCAAAACGCCGATGACCGCCGAGCCAGCCAGGAACCCAATCCCACAGCCCAAGAGTATAGGCCCCTGCGCTTGAAAAGCTTCCGGTGGCGACTGCAGACGTACCCGGTAGAACACGCTCGGGCCTTCCGGGGAGTCCTGGATCTGGATGGGCATGCCGGCCGGCGCGGAGAAGGTGGCCACCCTCTGCCACATCGTAAACTCGCCCAGCTCGTTAGCCTGCTCGAGCACGACGCTGAACTGCTCGCGCTCCGGATGGATGGAAAGCGGGTTGGACCAATCCCCGAAGGCAAAGGGCATTCCCTCCGGGCCGGCGCTCTGCCCGTTCTTGGCGTATTGGAGCCCGCCATCCAGGTTGATGCCCCATGCGGCCAGGGACTCATTCAGTCCGGCGTAATCGACCAGCGTAGCCGGATCGGGATGGCGCACGCTGACAATCCGCGGGGCAATCTCCCCGGTCGCGTCCGGCTCGAGGATGACGTTTAGCACCATCACGTGCTGCTCTGACTCCGGCCCCTCAGCAGCCGGATTGAAGCAGTAACATCTCTCCCCGCTGTAACCGGCGTAGGAATCCTCTGCCAGGACGTTAGGAGAGACAGCCAGCGTTGAGGCCAGGAAGCAGGAGATGATTTTGTTCCTGCTCTGCCCGCAGACAACCAAGCAGCCGATACCCGCTGCCAGCAGGCTCATCGCCAGGGCCCAGCTTGGACCGAATTGCCAGAGCAGGAGAGCTGAAACGGTCGATGCTATGATCACACCAATTCCGATCTTGAGTTTCTTGTTCATGTTTTGGTTTTGGTTGAGGTTTACCGGTTGAAACTGCCGGGGCTCCGCTGTGGGTATCTTTTCATCCTCGCCCCTGCCCAAGGCAGCGGCTTGTTGTCCAGGAGGCAGCCGGATCCTTCCTGACGGCGGCGGAACCGCACCTAAACGCCCCGGGTAGTGAGGGAGATTTGTCATCCCACAGGCGGAATCTCCCTTTTACGTTTGTTGAAGGCGTAAGCCTTGACGCCCATCTTCCGCTTTGCCGCCCACTTGACGCCCAGCCTGAAAGCGTTCTTAGGCTCGCGGTTTTTCATCCCCTGCTTGGTGGTAGTCGCGCCAAATAGTGGATGCACCGCCTTGTAAAGAATCTCCACACGCTTTTGCGTCTCGAGATCAAAGTAGCCGGAATAGTATCCGATATTCTCCCGCTGGATCTTCTCGCATACCTTCCGGCTGCAGCTCTCTCCGCGTTCCTTGCGCAGGGTCATGCACTGTTTGACTAGCGTCTCAAAGCACCTATCCGCTTCCTCCTGCGTGGTGGCTTTGACGGCGATATCGTAAGTCATGGCACCTCGGGCATCGTGGGAATTGGAGCGTCCTCCACCTTCACCGGTTTAGTGCGCCCAACAAACTTCTTGGGCACCGATGGATCGTTGGGGTCGACAGGTATCCGCTCCGGCGCCGCTTCAGCAACCGGGGCCGGCTGTGTCCGGGTCACTGGCCCCTCGTCCGGATCGGGCTCGCTGCGGAAGTCCACGACAGCCGGCATTGCCGGGATCGGTGTGCCCTTAACCGCCTTGGTCTTTGCTGGCGCAGGTGGCCGAGGTGCGGGCGATGCATTCTTGGGCGCAACGTCCGGCTCAACCGGAAACTGCCCGGGAGGAATCGGCGCCTTCCTGGCCACGTCCGGTTCCACTGGAAACTCATCCAGGCTGCGCATGGCAGCCGGGGGCGCCTCCACCGCAACTTTCTTGAGCACCTTCCCGATGGGCTCGCCCAGCTCAACGGCCGGCGTTTCAATCTCTGCGCTTCCCCCGGAGTCCTCGGCCTGCGCCTCCACGCTGATCATGGCGCCGCTGATTCTCTTCCACTGCTCACAGAACGGAGCCGCGGCGCAGTAATCGGCGCACCGGACCGATTCACCGGGCCGATGCACGACGGTCGTATTCTTCTCGCCCGTGGTGTGCTTGATCGCATCCCGCTCGTTGTCGTAAAGCTTCACCGCCCGGACTCGGCCCTTCTTCATCACTGCCCACTTGGCCGGCTTCTCCCAACGTTCCTCCGCGGTGCACTCTGGTAGCGGGCTCATCCCGCTTTGAGCGTCAGCGTGGAGTTTTATCCGCTCCCGACAAAACGCCAGCGTCCGATCGTAGCCCCAAAGGGGAACGGGCAGCACTTTGACTTGCCGCTGTGGATAGTTGCGATCGCGCCGGGCCTCCAGCGTAGACCAGTCCCGGAAAATGCAGATGATTTGTGCCTCGCGGATGGGTTGAGCTTTGGACTCCGCCAGCAACGCCAGCAGGTTCAACTGCTCTTCCCACTCCTGTTTAAGTCCCTCCTTGATCGTGTAAACGGAGGTGAACTTGTAATCGATGAGCTTGTTCTCAGCCAGGACCAGATCGCCTTGACCCGAGATAACGTAACCATCGATCGCCTCATACCATCGCTTTTCCACAATGCCGGCGTTGGCACTGCGCTCGAGGATGCCGTGGCCGATCTGCCCCATCAGCGCCCAGAGCCGATCGGAGGCGTCCACCTCCATGATTTGGTCGTTCTGTTTCTCGAGGGCCACCTTGCGGGGCGGAGCGATGAGCTGAGTGACAGTAAGATCGCAGTTGGGCGCCCGGTAAGGGTCTTTGGCAACAGCGTCAACGAGGGGTTGGGGGAGTCCTTCTAGGTTTGTAATGACCATAATTCATTCGGTGCGTTCGGACAGTTTTGGTTGCTGGGTTTCTCCGCGGATAAACTCGACGTCGACAACGTCACCACTGAACAACTCGTCAAAGTGTTCAAGGATGTAGAGGTGTGCTAGGTGCATGGTGCGTGTGCCGTCGCCACCCCAAGCGTATGGATCATAAGTGGCGTTGCGGTCAACCCCGCTGGCTTGCATGCGGCAGAGCATGACGCAGACGTTGGTCCGCGGATCCCGCCCATAGCCGGAGCGAGCCAGTAGGTAACGCTCCTGTTCAAAGCGCCCGCCCTGCTGAGTTGGAATCATCTTGATGGCGATCACGGGGATGAAGGTGCCCGCATCCCTAACTTCCAGAGCTTTTACAATCATACGTGTGTCCAAATGTTCCCTGAGCAAAGCTGCTTCCATTTCTTGGTGCGTTTCGGTTTGCACCCGGTGCTCATGCAACTCCACACGCGACCATCTGAGCTGACGCGGTAACCCGGATACCCTGGCACTCCACGGACTTCAAACGCTTTGACGATCATGGTGCTCCTTCTTCTTGATCCATCGCAGGAAACTTTCCAGCGAGTCTCTCCTGCCAGAGACGTAATCCGATGCGCCTTGCTTCTCCGTTGGGTAGCTGGCAATGCGCCGCTCTAGTTCAATAATGATTTCTTCAGTGGTCATACGGTTAGAGTCCTGCCCGAAGGTCGAGCCAAGTGCGCCCGTAGCCAGTCCAGACGGCTACCTGGACAGGGCACTGTGGCTGCGCCTTAAAGGCAGAACAACGGGTCTTTCCCCGCCGTCACGCTCCTACGTTTCAAGTGCCCGAGCTGTTTGCACTTCCCGGTCCACCGGCTAGCACGGTGATTGACGCCTCGCGGGCAGGCTTAAAGTGATTAGCACCAGCAGCAGCGTTTCCGTTTGGGAAAGCCTTTGCTCTGTTTGGCTCGCACCTCATGGCCACACTCGAGGAAAAAAATCCGACTGCCCTCGCCGCGCCGGCAACTCCTATGTGAGTAGTCCTGCGTTCGGACGACTTTGCGAAACGGGTAGCTGTTCATCGTCATCATACTGGCTCCGTTGGTAATCGATTGGGATCGGGTTCAAAGCCCGCGGCGCTCTTGGAGATCCGCACGTAAGGCATTCCACCGGGGAGGGCGTGCTGCATCATTCTCATCAGCCACTCGGCTTGCTTGAGGGCGATGCCCAGACACAAAAGCATCTCAACTGAGGTATGCTCACCCCATTGCTCGCCCTCTTGGGTTAGACAGGCGTTGAGGAAACTCCATCCGCCGCCCTTGTCCTCGTGGAAAGCTGTGGGCAACTGCAGCAGCATCGCGTGCACGTTCTGCCGGTTGGCCTCGAGCCGCTCGGGATGGAACCCAAAACGGGTAGCCGGCATCACGCCCTCCACGATCACGGCGTTGGCGGGAATCTCGCCGTGGACTTCCCCTTTCTGAAAGAGGCAGGCGCCAAAAGCTGCCTCGACGTTTTCAGCGGTGAGTTTCATTCGGGCTGTTGCTCCTTTGCTTCCAGCTCCCTTTCCATAGCTCGGATCTCCATCGTAACTGCCGCGCACAGGGCAGATACGGTGTGAAGGCCGCGCAGGTTTGCGCCACGCCTCATCAGGAACCAGAGGAAAAAGTTTTCGGAATCTATGGGCAGATCGCGGCGATCTGGAATAGGGAAGTGCCAGGGTGACGGCTTGGCCTGTGATGGCTTGGCTTTGCCGCGCCGTTTCACTTTGCCGTCTTTCGCCGGCACGCTCACCCAATTGCCTTTAGAGCTGTGCATACGTCGCTGGTGGACTGCTAGCCCGCGGTTGTTTTTGAAAGTCAGGGTGCACTTGTTGCAATGTTTCATTGAGTGGTTTTTCCATTTTGTCCTTCCGTGGGGTTCATTCCTGGATCTGGTCCTGAGTTGCTCTCAGGCTGCGAGGTGTAGCGCACGAGTTTGATGCCCTGCTTATCAGCCGTCGCCCGCAACGTGAGTAGGTTCCGCTTTACGTCCTCAGTGCACCCGGGGCAGCCGCAGAAATAACCGGCCATGGCATGCATGATCGTCATGTCTTGTTTGCCCCCTTCTGTCATCGGCACCACCTCGATGAACACCTGCAGGAAGTCGTGCAACTCCTGCATTTCCTCACGGCTTGGCAGTGAATCAGGATCGGGGCTCATAGCGTCACAACAAAAGTTTGGCCGCACTTGTGGCAGCGGTGGATGTGGTAACCAACGTAACCGGGATGGGAGTATCTCCGATGCTTCTGATGAGCCAGCCAACACCAAAATTGCCGAAGCAGTTTTTTCATTGGATCAGAACGGCACATCGTCCTCGATTGGCTCTTCTTGGGATTCCGTTCCCCTGCGGCTTCCGCCTTCCTCCTTGAGCTGGCGCTGTTCCTCGAGGTAGTTGGCCGCTTCCTCGCAGGCCCGCCCGAAGGCAAGCGCGGCATCCGAGGCCGGATAGTGCTGCCCGGTCTTTGGCGACGTCCAGCCCTCGGCCTGCTGCGCCTCTGTGTTGTTCATCACGATCCCATACCACCGCTTGTTATCGATGCGTGCAATTTGCCCGAGGGTCTGCGGGTTGGCTTTGTATTCGGCCATCGGCACCCCTTTGGGCGGCATGGGGCACAACACCCGCATGAAATCATATTCCTCGTAATACTGGCCGGTCTTTACGAGCCACTGCCACCCGCACCGCTGGCAGAACATAACCTCGTCAGTGTCCGGGCTCTTCTTTGTGGCGGTGCCACGGCATTTGGGACAGGCCTGCCCTGAGCCGCTTTGGGCCCTGGCAGGCGTCGCAGCCTTGGCGGGGGCCGCAGCCTTCCGGGCGGGAGATTGGCCCGCGGCAGCCTGCGCAGAGGTGGGCGCGGGGGAGTTTGGCTGCCGCGGGGGTTGTGCCGCAGGGGGGTGAGACGTCCCCTGCGCCGAAAGCTTGTCCTTCTTGTGCCACTTCCCATGCTGCTGGAAAGCGTATTTCTGAACCCAATCCCGGGAGTAGGACGGATCCCACACCTGGGCACCGCACCCGAGGGTTTTCCCGCAGATGCGCCGCAGGGCCTCCGCCCGGGTCGACTCGAGGGCATCGCTGAAATTGGTCTTCGGGTTGTTGGGCTGGTAGGGGTGCCCGCCGATGGACTCGCCGACAAAGCAGCCGCGCACTACCAGAACATACTCGCCATACATCGTTGAGATGTCGTAAGGGGGCTCGCCCTTGGTCTTGGGGACGATGGTCTGGCGATCGAACCAGTGGCGCCGGCAGATCGTCGCCCACTTGCCCGGCCGGAAAACTTTGTTGAGCCGGTTAGAGATGTGGATGTGTGGAATCCAAATGAGTCCATCATTGGGACGGATCTCCACCGCACTATCGGGGAACGGTTCCTGCAGGGCCTCAATCTCGGCATCCGACAGCTCGAGGGTGCTGGCCTTCAGATAGGCTGGTGCCAGGGCATCGGTAACTTCCTGGACGCGGGCCTGCTGAGAAGTAATCGGTGCGGCCTGCTGTGCCAGCTTGGTCAGATGCTCAACGCCTTTCGGGGTGAGAGAAAGCGCGGTCTGCTCAGGGACAATTTCTGCTTCGGCAGCTTCGGCTTCCGCTTCAGCCTGTGCGTGCGCTGTAGCGGCAGCCTCCAGACTTCTAGTAGGGTCATCATTCATAATATTATCGCGTTGCCATTCCCACTCATCGGCACATTCCCGGAGGTAATCCATCAGTGAAAGTTTACGTCCTCTTTTGCTTTGGCTGCGGCGCGGAGGCCCCGGATCCAGTTGGCCGCTTTCTCGCGATCGCAGAACGGCCCCTTGGCGTCCAGATCATCGATGATGCTCTCCAAGTCATCAGCGATCGCGGCGCAGTCCTCCCAACGCAGCATCCCATCGCAGTCGGAGTGATTGAGTAGCAAATGCAGCGGGCGAGGCGTCAACGATTCCCATGGGATAGGTTTGTAGTCAGTGAGCACCCGCTTGTCCTCATTCGGATCGTAGAATCCAAACATGTGCTCGAGCGGAGGCATGCCGGCAGCCTTGGCGACTGCCTTGCGCCAGAGCATGAAAGAAGTGTAAGGCCCGTGCCAGCAGTCGTGAGAAGTGTCTAAGCCCATAAGTCAGCGGAAGCCGAGGATGAATATTCGCATGGCGTCTCTGTCCCTGGCCTCGCGCAAGTTTGCCAAGAGCATCATGAACCCGATCTCGATCGCGCCGTGCTTCTCCGTTTCGGGGTGCTTCTTCAAGTCGCTGGTCATGCTGGCAAAAGCATTCTTGCAGGCCTCCCGATCGTCCGCATAGAAGGCCAGCTCTTTCAAAGCCCGCTCCTTGCACCACTCGATGTGTTCAGCTCGCGTCATAGAAAATTGGACGCGGCGGGACTCGAACCCGCTTTCAAGAGCCGGTGAGAGCTACTCACCCGGTTGCGGCCATACTCTAAGCCAGCCGGCAGCGTTAGAGACATCCGGTGGATTCCTTCCACTGTCGCGCCCGTAAAAGTTTTCCTCGCTCTGCTGTTACCGACCAGCCAGCCAGACTGACAGTATTTGGACAACTCTTGTTGCCGCAACTGACCCCCATTGCCGTGTCCAGTTTCTAAGCGTGGACCGTGTGGGCTCACCAGCCGTTCCCTAGCCGTGCGTTTATCTGGTTGTCGATTTGAGCGAGGAAAAATCATTTGCGACACAAGGCAAGAGTTGCCTGATATTTTTCAATGAAATCGTCACTGAGAATGCGCCGTCCCTGTTCCAAGTCGCAGAGGTGGCCTGCGGAAACACCCAACCTCCTTGATAACTCCCGCAAACCAATGCGTTCCTTTTTGCGCATCATCCGTAGCTGCATTCCTATTCTTTTTGAATCAGGAATCACTCCGGTTCCGCCGCAGCGTTCGCAGGGGATAAATGCTTTCAGTGGTAGCATCGGATTGTGCTTAGCTAGGCAGCGCATAGTGTTCGCAGATTGATATCTATTTTTGCGAACACTGTCAAACTTAATTCGGTCACAGTTTGATATATTCTGCAGCCGGGTTGCCGTTTGGGCGGCGCCGGCCACTAAACGGGTGACGCATCCAACCTTCCGGCTCCTTCTGCGCGACTGGATCCCAAGCTTGCGCGGCGGCAATTGCCACCGATGGCTTGTCGTATCACCACGCATCGTCAACGCCCCACTGGTTACCGATGCCGATGCGTGCGCGACCAAACGAGAGCGGCATCACAAAGACGGCCCGCCCGTCTGGCAGCCACCGCTCGTAGAGGCAGGATGGATCAATCACAGTTTCTTTAGGTCGATCGGTTTAGTGCGTTCCTGTCGTAGCTTCTGAAGTTGGCGCGTCGCCCAGCTCTTGGCACTGCGCGGAAAGCCCGGGAAGCATAGCAGGCAGGCGATCGTTTCAATGGCCTCGTCTAAACTCTCACAGCGATCCTTGAGCATCTGCGACAGCATCTTAGTGCGCCGCTCTAGTTGGGCTTTGGTTGTCCTCATGACTCCACCTCCAAAACGTCCGCCCTGATAATGTCCGCCAGCCGCTCGTGCGCCTGCTCACTGTCCGTGCAATCGGTGATCACGGGCGCCTCGTAGCCGTCTGGCGAAGTCTTGACGACAGTCCAGCTTGGGCGCCGCACCCCGGGCACCTTGATCCGCTGAATCCAGGCACTCGAGCCGTCGCTCAGCGCATGCTTCTCGATAATGTCCCGGCTCATACAAGGCCCGCCTCCTTCCTGGCAATCTGGATCGTGCGCTCGTTGCGGTAGGCCTGCCATGCGCCAATGGTGGGCGACCAGCGGAACCCGCAAGACTTCAGACGTCCGCGCACGTCGGCATCGGGCTTGCCCGGGAAGAATAAACGCACCCGGTTATCGGCGGGGCAATCCTCCACTCGTGCCGCGGTTCCTTCCGCCTCCACTGCCGGCGTGGCTTTGGCCTGCCGGACCGATTCCAGGCGATCCTTCATGCGCCGAATGTTGGCGCTTGAGTTGGTGAGTTGATACGGAGCGATCGGGTGCGGCTCCCAAGAATAGCGAGGCACGTAGGAACGGACGGAGTCCTTGAGGTTCTGCGGGAGCTCGGCTGCGTCCAGGCTCGTCGGATCTTTCTTAAAGGCCTTGTGCGCCTTGTTGGTCGCCAGCATCAGCTCATGCAGCCGCTCGGCTTCCGCGATCTTGCGCTCGAGCAATTCCACGGCGTTATCCTGCCCCGCCATAATGGGCCCCTGCTCCGGGCACAAGGTTCTGCGGATGGCCTTCAGGGCACGCTCGCGAAACTCCAGCAGCTCGCCCATCCGCTTGTGCGCGATGTCGGCGCGTTTGTTCATGCGAGCCGCGGGAAAGTTGGATGGGCCGGCAATGGCCCAGCTCACGCACCGGGCGCTTGAATGGAGCATGGCCAGATACCGTTTGCGGTAGCCTTCCCGGTAGCGGGTAAACTCTTCCTCGAGCTGCGCGGAGTCTGCCGGCAGGGTAGACAGGGCGATGTAATCCGCCGCGAGTGTCTCGCCGTATTCGCGCACCCGCCACTCGCCCCGCTTCTCCGGAGTCCAGGAGGTTCCGGAATGCGCGGCGGTAGCCGTGGCCAGTGGAATGTCTTTGCTGAATTCTGCTGCTAGGGTTTCTCTACTGATCGTGTTCATGTCTCACTCACTTTTCTTTCTGTTGTTGGTTCTCGAGGCTCACGCACCTAATGGGCCAAGTCTCAATGCATCTCTGCTCGCTTTCCCCGATCGGTTTATCCGGGAAGGTTCCCGCCATGACTAAACGCACGCGCCAAGTGGCGACCTGGATCGCGTGTGGGCCCTGCTTGCGCAGGACAATTCCTTTTTGGGCGCCGCTGTAAACGGTTTGTCCCTTCTGAAAGCTCATGCTGGTTTGTCCTCCTTAATCTGGGCGGCGCCGCAGACAAAGGCGCCATTTGGTATTGGCCCCCGCCAATTTTTGCGCAGGTCACGCTGGGCGCCGCAAAGTGGGCACAAGTAAACGCAGACTTCGCGCCGCTCAAGGCCGCGGCCTCGCGTCACTATCCGGACAAAGCGCGAGAGCTCGATCGTGGCGTGGCATGTGATGATCATAGGATCTCGAGCTGATCGGCGATGAGTAGGACAAGGACTAGGACCGCGACGGCGCCTAGGACGTAAAGCAGAGCCGGGCAGGCCCAGCAAAGGGGGCCAGCGAGGCACCAAAACAGTAGATCGCGCTCAATACTCACCGGGCACCTACCTTCCATGTGAAAGCGCGGTTGAAAGGGCAGGCTCGCCCGTCAGGTTGTCCACCGTCACGGGCCCAACGTTGGATCCAGAGGGTGAAACCGAAAAGCGTCAGAGAAACGTAGAGGGCCCGGCCGGTTTCCAGTGGGCGCCGATACGTTGAAAGGGAGAAACGGCAGTCGATGTGCATAGGAGGATAAGCGAGAAGAAAAGGGGGCCTCCTTGGCCCCCGATTGGTGAGAGAGTTTAAGCGGCCAAGTCCATCAGCTTGCCCGCTCGAGTTTCCAGATCCACGCGGGCATCGATCCAGTCAAAGCCCCGGGCGTAGGCCGTGAACCCTTGGACAAAGTCCCAAACGGTTCTGGCCTCGCCTTCTTCCGCTTTGGCGAAGGCGATCGCCTGCGTAACCTCCGCCCGGGAAAACTTCGCCCGTTTATTGAGGGCCTCCAGCAAGTCCGGCATGGTCGCCTCCTTGCCGTCCCAAAGGACTTTCTCCTGTGCACGCTTCACTGCCGACTCGATTGGCGCCGCACTGGCGTTAGCGTAGGCAAGGAGTGTAGGGGCTGCTTCTGCGGCGAACCGATACGGGCCCCCGGATGTGTGGCGAATGACGCGCCGCTGAATATCGCTGGCACCCCAAACGATATTATTCCCGCAGCAATGATTGAACAGGAAGGTCATTAGACCAAACGAGCGAGAGCCGGTTTCGGAATTCCAGACAAAGAAGCCGCGATTGAGCTGAGCTCGAGGGCCTGCCTCGAGCATGCTGCCACCATCGATCATAAAGATGAAACAGTCCCGATCGCTGGCGTAAAGGCCGGCTCGCTCCGTCCGGCTCATGTCGACACTGGCAAAGCCCTTTGGATCACCCCGATGAGCGTAGGCCAGTGGATTGTGAAACTTGCCCCCGGAATTCTCGACGATCCTGCCCACTGCTTGGCACACATCAAAATCCCAAATGCGCCCGTAGGTTGTCGACGTGATCGCCTGCAGCGTATTAACCGGGCTATCCTCGCGGGCGATGGTCATAAACTTCATTTCGCCTGCGGGGTTGCTCTTCAGTCCATGGTTCAGATTCTGAACCAGCAAGTCCTGCGGAAGGGTGCGGAGATACGAGGCAGGGGCCCCGATGGACTGGCTTAGTTGCCCGAAACTCCAGTGGGTTGGTTCACAGGGGGTGATCGTGCCATTGATCGTGAGCATCCCCTCGCGACTGTCGACATGGGCTTTCCCTGTGTCGATGTCGATTGAACGGGAGAGCATGCGACGGGCTTGAACGGATTTGATCAAGGCATCGAGGTTAGGGAAACGCTGATCAGCGGGCCGCGTCGCCCACTGGTTGCTGGCCTCCATGAGGTTGGTTGACATGTTTTTTACCTTTCGAGCGGCATAGGCTGCCGCTTGCCCTGCAGTGTTTGGCCCCGGGTGCGTTAGCAAAGCCCGGTAGAAAGCCAGAATGCAGAAAGGGCAGGCGCCCCGCTAGAGAGGGCCTGCCAGATTCTGAATTCAGGAGAGAGGGGTTCACAGGCCTAGGCCTACAATGGCAGTGCGGGCTGCCAGTATTCGGTTGCTGGCTTTGGTCCAAGACTTGGCGAGGCCTTTGTCCTGCCAGTTGTCGTGAATGTGTTGGGCCTTGTCGTAAGCTATTTCGCCCAGTGCCTCCACCACGGCAGACAGCCCGTAGGTATCAATCAGCCCCTCCAGATCGTCCTTGTGGGCCTGCTCAAGAGCTTTCATCGTGCACCCCCTTTGACCGCATAAACCTCGAGCCAGTCGGCAATGTCCATTCCGGCCGTTTGCAGGGGGCAAACCGGATGGCGCTTGAAACAGTCCCAACACACAAGCAGCCCCTGCCCTGCCTTATCCTTCCCACACCCCCTGCAGACCGGCTCAGCCCGCAGCCCGTCCTCGTCAAACTTGGCCAGCGGCTTCCAACCTGCCAACCGATCGCCCGGGCTGCTCCCAGTGTGCCGAATCAAGACAGGCCCTCCGCCTCCATTCTCTGCCCCCGGTTTGACCGCAACCGCAACCCTGGCAGGCCCTGCAGGCTTGGCCCCCTCCGCCTCCCCTACCAGCCCCCGAATTGCCTCCAAATGCTCGAGGATTAAACGCGCCTTCTTCACCCCAAAGGACAAAGTCGGAAACTCTCCCCCATCCTCCCATAACTCAAGAGTCGCATGCCCCTTGAAACTGCTCCGCTTGGCCTTGCTCACGGTGCACCTACCTTCCCGGCCTTCACCCGGCCAAGAACAAAATCCCGCCCCTGTGCCCTCCCAATGCTGGCCCTCGTCCTCCGGATCCTGTCGTAAGAGCCGCTCTGCTCAAATACACAGGAAACTTGCCCACTGCGCCGATCATACTGCCGCCAATGATACGTTCTGCTATCTCTGCTCATGTCTCACCATGACCTTTCAATGTTCGCTCTCACCCGTTATTGGGCAGTGCGTGGACTATCAATTTAATTCACCCGAATTTAATTCGCAAGCTTTTTCCCTCGCCCTGCCTCGCCTCTCCGTCCACTTTGCACCCCATGAATGCAGCAATCGCGCCCCTCCCAATTGCACCCCATCGCTCCCGCAAACGAGCCAAAGCCTACGCTCAAGCTGTTGAATTGCAGGAAACCCTCAGGGCTACCGTCCTTCACAAGGATACTAAACCAGCAGACCGGGCTTCTTGCGCTCGAGCTTGGGAAGTCTTGGAAGAGCGCAAGCGTATCCTCCGAGGCAGGCCCTTACCCGGTCACCTGCGCCCCGATCTCCCGGCCTCCCAACGCAAGCCCACTAAGCGAGTCGCCTTACTCGCCGAGCCACTCGAGGACAAGGAATCTCTTTCCTGATCCAGACCGTCCCGGCAGTCCCTACCGGTAGGGGCTCTCCAGAAGCGTGGGTGAGTCTAAAGAGCGTCACCCCCTGTATTGGGATATGGGTTCTAGGCCACCGGTCATTAGGGAACCGGAAGTAGGAAGTCGTAATGGCGATTAGAGAACTGCAATACGGAGGGGATTGTTAAGGGGATTTTTGGTTAGGGCGTCAAGGATAAAGTGAGTCACATGGCGATTGGCGGGGGTTAGGGGAGTCGAGTGTACCTTAAAGGTATGCTCGGGGAGGGTGAATGGGGGATGCCGTAGGATTTGTGGTGATGGAGGTGGCAGGGTCGGCAGAGCCAGATGATGAAGAGGGGGAGGGAATAATCGGGGTGATGCATTTGGGAATTGGGGGAGCCACAGACGTGGCAGGGTTGGCGGGAGAGGTGGCCACGTTTGAGGTAGACTTTGGCGTAGGAACGGGCGTTGGAGCGGCGACGGGCTTCGGGGGAGGGAGGGTGAGAGAGCCGCCAATTTCTCATGTGGGCGGCGTGACAGGAGCGGCAGTTACGCCCCCCGGGCCGCGGGTTAGTGCGGCACTCCTGGCAGGGAATCTTTGGGGGCACGCCACGGTGTTACCGTGGAATTGTTCCACAAGTCAACCGTGGATGGGAGGGCCGAAAACCTTCCAACCCAGGAGAGCCAGGAGGAGGAAGAGGATGAGGTGTCCGCCCAGTGGTTTTACATTTCCGGCGCCCGGCCAGTTACTCCACAGGCCGAAGGCGAGCCAGACGAGCCAGAGAACCCAAAATGCGAGTCCGAGTGACATAGAGTGGCACCATGGACCATTTTGCCGGGGTCGGGAAGAAGGTTTTAGAGGGGTCTATGGGAATTCCCATGGACGGGGGTGGCCAGGGTTTTGTTCGGAAGACCCTGAGAACTCCCCCCGCCGATCGGGCGGCGGGAAGTGGTGAGTAGACCGGGCTTGATACCGGTTAGGACCCCTATCTCTGTCACACCCTCCACTGGCTGTCCCGTTGGCGGGGATGCCGGCGTGATGGATTTGCACCACAGGGGGTCCAGGCGTAGGTGTTAGCCGCGTGTCCATCCACGCCGCTACTCGTCCGAAAATTACGGGGTGGGCACGGGGGGTACGGCCAGGAGCCGCTCGCCAGCGGAGCGCAGGGCGGTGGTTTGGGAGTTGATCACGTTGATGGCGGTGACCACGTCGGCATCAGGGGTCACTTCGGTTTGGCCGATGACGGCGATGGCGCGGTCAACGGCGGCCGTGAGCCCGGTGGTCGCGGTGGAAAGAGCGGAGACAGAGGCAGCAAGTTCAGCAGTTTTCATTAGGAGGAAGAGGGTAGCGCTCAGGAGTCCCGCGGCAAGGATTACTAAGGACAGTAGAAGGGTGGTTGTGCTCATTGAGGTAATTCGGCTTCCCAAGTGTGGCCACAGGTTTTGCATCGGATGGTGACGATGTCGCCGGCTGGCCAGCCCGGTTGCTGGTCGCCGATCTCTTCGGTGCTGACATGTTGCCAGCGACCGGGGGCATCCTTGGGCATGGGGTTTTCCGGGCTGCAGATGTTGATGGGCGGGGCGGTGCTCATTTGAGTGGATGATGCAGGCCGGCCAGGACGCCGTAAAGGTAGGCGGCGGCCATGTCGGCGGTGACAAGGTGGTTGATGGACCAGTCCGAGCCGCTCCGGTGAAAGTTGATCACCTGCCACTCGTCGCCCTGGACGTGCCAGAGCACCTCGTAGATGTTGTAAAACTTCTGAGGCCGCAGGAACCGTTTCTGGCCGATGCAGATTTCCCGCACCAGCCACTGAGGTTGTTTGGCCCGCAGTTGGGTGATGATGTCATTCAGACCTTTATCGGACAGCCGGGCCTGTTCCGTCTCGTTGCGCATGAGCCAAGTCGTGACTCGATGGAGGATGCCGCCTCGATTTTGAGCCGCTCACGCAACTGGCACAGCGCCACCGTCGCGGTGCTCCCGCCCGCCATATGTTGTTCCCAGTAGAGCCGTTTTTCTTCGGCCGCCTGGACGGCGTGAGTGAGGCCGGCGCGAAACGCCTTCTGTTGGCCCTCGGCGATCGCGCACTGAATGTGCACCGCCAGTTGGAACGTTTTGGCCGGCCACTGCGCGATCGATTGGCGCATCAATCCCTCGTGCTCTTGCACCTCGTGAAGCCAAGTCAGCGCGGAAAGTTTGGCCACGTCCGTTACGGTGAGGGGATCGCTGAAAGGGGTGCCATTGCTCATAGTTTTTTTCTCTCCCAAATGACGTTCGGGCCTTCCACGCCCCACTCGTCAAAATCGTTGAAGCCGATCGAGCGCAGGTGCGTGTAAAAGCCCTTGTTCATTACCTCGTAAAAACGGATCTCCGGGTGCATCGATTGGAGCGAGGTGACAAAGAAACGGAAATTCCCGTGGCCCGGACTGTTGGAAACGATCGCCAGGATGTCCAGGCACTTGCCGCACTGCCGGGCCAGCCCGTCAAAGTCCCTCCCGTAAAAGCGGCAGAAACCCGTGCCGAATTTGTTGGCGAACGGATCCGGATAGAGATCGCCCAAGACGGGGTGTGAGCCTATCTTGCGGGGCGTGAAATTCTGGGTATTCATCGGACTGTCCGGGTTGCTACTGACGTCGTGCGCCACGCGCATTGAGAAGCCTTACCTCAAGGAAACCACCACCACCACGGACGGCAAAACCACCGTGCGCGAATTTTCGGCCGAATACATCGACGGCGGCAAGGTGAAGGATCTCGATCTTCATATCCGCACCGGAAAGAACCTCACCAACTCGAGCGGCGCCCGGTAACAGAGCTGCCACGTGCCGCGACCTGGACGACCGTCCAAGGTGTTCCTCACAAACCACCGCGGCGACGTGTCCCCGAGCACTACCGCCACTGTCTTGAGGTTTTTGGAGAATTGGCAAACGGCGTGCACACGCGGCTGGGCCCTGTCAAAGGCATGCTTGGCGCACACCAACATACTGCGTCCGTAAGGCCAATCACGGTCCCCGGTGAAATCCTTCTTTTCCATGTGCTTCACCTCAATGCGCATGAATTTTTCCGGCAGTGGCACCTCACCGATGAAGATTCGGGCCACCTGCAGATCACCGTGATCGGCGTTGGCCTCCCAGTCCTCGTGCCGCTCCGCTTCCGTAGTGGGCGGATTGGTCACAAAATAGCCCAACGACTGCATCCATCGCTTGGCGACGAGCACATACGGTTCGCTCTCGCGTTTGGCCTCGAGGAATTTTTGGTGGGTGCTCTCGTAGCTCATTCGGGTAGTTCAAGGGGTGGATTGGGCAGGCTCTCGCGCAAAAGATTCTGCAGATGACGCACGGCTTCGGAGTATTCGCGTTCGCTCAGCTCGTGCTTGGTCCGGTAGTCCATCAACCACTCGGGCATCGGCTGTTTGTTGAACAGATGCACCGCGATGATGGAACAAAACGGGCAGGAGATGGCCAGGGTGCCACTAGCCGGCAGCATCCAGGGCCGGAACAGGTGCCCGCAATACTGGCACTTCTGTTTTGGCATGGCCTCCGGCGGGACGTCCTCCGGCTCCTGTCTCTTGCTCCAGCGTTTGGGAAGGAAGCTCATAAAATGCGATCCCACTGCAGCCAGTGTGTTTTGGTATTCCTCGCCGCCCGGTGCTGGCGCAATAGGAATACGCCTCGGCTCGAGAGTAGCAGCCGGCCGATGTAGATGGAAAAATGGAATCTCACGTTGTCTCCGGAAGCAGGCCATTCAATCCGCTGTCCTTGATCGCCTGATAGTAGGTGCGCCGGTTCCGTGAGTCCCAAACGTAGGGGAGGAAGACTTGCACAAAATCCGCCTGCTTCATCTGGATCATCGACATCTGGACTTCCACCCAGTTGAGCATTATCCGCCACGCCGTCCGCTCGGCCTGCTGCCGGAAATCCTCGCGCCTCTTCCTTTTGTTCCCGCTCTTCCCACAGTAGGCCACCATCTTGCCATCGCTCGAGACGGTGTCAGTGCCGACGTAGTCCAGCCAGAGAGCCTGCAGGGCCGCTTCCTCATCGACGGGCAGCCGGATGTTGAAGTGCTGGCTCTGCGCCGCCTCGATCGAGAATATCAACGCGAAAACTTTCCCACCAGTGGCTGAGTATTCTTTGGAGATAGAGGACACCCCGCACTGGATCAGCACCTTCTCGATGCTGGCTAGCGTCTGACTCACGGGCACTTCACTGGTGTAATTTTTCAGGAACATGTTGTTTCATTTTCTCCGCCTCACAGGCCACGCAGTCCGGCCAGCACTGGCCCTCTGCCTTGGAGTAAGAGCCATTAGGCCCGTGGTGTGGCACCCGCTCGAGTAACGCGAGCAGTTGCGCAATGCGAGCCTGCAACTCCACCACGACATCTTGAGCACAGCCGTGGCAAAACTCGGATGGCTCCATGCCGTCCTCAATGGTCATCCACACCTCGCACCGATGGCACATGTGCTCACTCATTCGGTTAATCTCCTAGGGGCAGAGTGAAGTTGAGCGCGATCGTTCTCTTGGCGTAAAAGCCCTTCAACCGTTTATCGATCGCCAGGATCGCCATCTCCAATTCCGCCGCCCGCTTCACCATCAGCGCACGACGATCCACCAGTTTGGCGATCTGCGCGTCCAACTCTTCAGAGGTTAAGTTTTTCTTGTTGGGCATCGGATTCCTTTTTCAGCATCGGTTTAGAGTAGACCGTTGGGATCCCTTCCAGCTCTTTGTCCTTGGTCTTCTCGTCATAAACGCGCCGCTTGGTTATCCGATGCAGCTCCGGATTGCCCGTGTTGCGGTTGGCATACTTCTGCTGATATTTGTCGCAGAGGTAGGAGAGTTTTCGGACCGTGACACCCTGATACCAGAAAAGCGAATGCTTCCCCCCGCAGTGCTTGCAGGTGATGTTCATACGGCGGGCAAAAGATCCATCACGACACTATCAAACCGCCGCGTGAGCTCGTTGTGTGCCGCGATCCGATCCCGCGGCGCCTCCTGATTACACGCCTCGCGTAGCTTGGAAATCCCACTCTCAATGGACTCCAGGATCTCGGCTCGAGTCGCCTTGCGCCCTTCGCGCCACCATTCCACCGCTTTAGGATCGCCGACGTTGAACAGATACCCGTTGCCGGCGTTCCACACCCGGTAGTTGACGCTCGTCCAGAGCAGCGACACGCCCGGATTGCGCCGGATGGATTGGCCGGCGACGTTATCCATGTTCTCCCGGATCATCTCGTCCTCGCGCCGGACCATGTGCGGACGCACCCAAAACGGGCAGGCCTGGACGCTCCACACCGCGCACTCGTAGTGACAGGGGCATTCACTCGAGGTGCGGTTGATCGCACACATCGGCCCGATCACAAACGTTGCCCGGTGTGGCCGCGGCTGTCCGCACACCCAACAGAGACGCTCCTTGTAGCACCGCTCCCATTTCTTCCCGTCCATCACCCGAAAATCAGGGTGAGCCCCCGGTGCGCCGGGCAACGCGGCCTTTTGATCTTCGGTGAGCCACTGGACAAAGAAGGGAACGGGATATCCCCGCTCGTCCACGGGCAGTTTAGCGATGTTAGGAATCAGCGCCGGAAGTTCCGGCCTCACTTTTTGGTGCATTGAGCATTGGCTCATACCAGATTTCTATTTCGGTGCGTTCTTCTTTTTTGGTTTTGACCTTGTGCGGGATGACGATGCCTTGAAGTCCTTTCCAAGAGTCATGCGCCAAGATTCCAACTTCAATAAGCATGTCCTGCAGCGGCTTGGTGAAAGTGTTGTCCCAGTCCCGAGGCTGGATGCTGTAGATGTGGAAGCTGACAAAAGCGCGAGTTGGAGGTAACCAGCCGCCAACTTCTTTTCCCGGTAAAGAGCTGTCCAATGCGAGCCGCGAATTCGGTTTAGGCTTGGTGGCTGGTAGCCCGGAAGCACCAACCTCACATCCGGTGGCGTTCGCTCTAATAAAAGCGTAACTAGCATGGGGGAACCGTAGCTTGATTTCATCGACAGTCATCCGCGTATCTCCCGGACAAAAACTGCGATGATGGTTTCCACTACCTGCCGGGCTTCCGGCATCCACACCTGAGAAAATTTCCAGCTCTCCATGTGGTAGCCTCGTTGCCGGTTTACCTCGAGCAGTTCCTCAAACTTCTGGCTGATCAGGGCGCGGCTGTCGTGGGCGCCTCCAACCCAAGTTTTGGAAATCTCGGCAACGATGCGGTGCGGGTCGCTCACTGATTCAGGGAACGGAATTCTTCCGTCAGGGTTATCTGCGTGATGAGGCCCGCCGCTTGCGTGACCGTGAGCCCGAATTCTTCAGCGAGGGGGGCGGTAGCTCGCTCACGACGTATCCACGCCCAATACGCCGCAGAAAATGCCAGCGATGCTTCTGTTTCTTGAAGTGCTCCCATGCTCGGAGCAGGCTGTTGCAATCCGGATTCATTTATTTGCTTCTCCATACTCTCACCCCTCCGCCTTCCTCTTGCCGAAAAGTGAATTCACGATCGGGGAAACGGGCCCCCGCCCACCAAAGCAGCACCGATGCACTGCTCTTGCTGATATCCAAATGGAACGACCACCCAACCTTGAGCTTTGAGATCGCATCCATGCGTCCGTCACTCCTGCGCCCACCTGGGCTTCTCGGAACCGTCCGCATCGCCGGCAGCGGATAACGGTCAGTTATTTCAATCGCCATGATCATGTCCTTCTACACCGTATTAAATTCAATTGACAAAGCAAGGTGAATTTAATTCTATCACCCCGAAATGCCAACCAAAACGCGCAAAGGACGGCGCAGCCCCGCAGCTCCCCGTCAACCCGCCAGCCGCCTCATCGCTTCCATCCGCGCCTTCCCGGAGTGGAGTAACTGCCCGCCCAAAACATCCCGGCTCAACTTGGAGGTGCACCCCAAAGTTTATGAGCACCTCTGCAAGCTCGTTGCGTGTGGCCTCTTCGGCATAACTCCTGAGCAAGTGGCCGAGCGACTTTTGTGCGAGGGGCTCAGGTCGGTGTTGCGTCGCAATTAAATTCCTGCCACCAATCAAGCCAATGGCTAGATTGAAGTCACGGACGCATCATCCGCCCTACGGATTCCGCTTCCTCCAACCTGAGACGGGGCAAACTGTGGAGTTTGAAGGCTCGTTCAACCACGTCGTTGAGCAGGTCCAAATGCTGCGCAAGTCCAACCAGTTTCTCTGTGAACGCCACGGCTGGCGCACAGACACGGAGGCGGTGGAGATGGAGGTTGAGCAATACAACGTGGCCCGCTGCATCAACGGCGGGTGGTTGGATTTCATCCTCCCAGACGAGCCCGGTCCAGTGCCGGCCTACACCATTCCGCAGCCTCAAAAAAAAACACTTGTTGCGGGCGTGGGTAGCGTTAAGCGAGTGGCGGCCGGCGTGGCGCTCCTGGTGGAGTGGTTGGGCAGCGGTGGCAAACCCGTAGCTCCGCAGCTCGCGGAGAACCGGGCCAAACTCTGCGCGTCGTGCCCCAAGAACGACGGCGGCGACTGGAAAGCCTACTTCACTGAACCGATCGCCGAGAAAATCCGCACGCAGCTCGAGATGAAAAACGATCTGCAGCTCCGCACCGCCCGGGATGCCGAGCTGACCGTTTGTTCGGGCTGTGATTGCCCGCTCCCACTCAAAGTTCACGTGCCCCTGGAAACAGTCCTCGAGCACACCAGCCAAGACACCCTAACCCGACTGGATCCGCGTTGTTGGATCCTCTCAGAAAAAGCAGCACAACCATGAACGACGCACCCAACGAGCCCACCCCGATCCCCTCCGCTCCGTCCGCCAACCAGATAATGGCCAACAACCAGATCATTCAGCCCCCGCCGCCTCCGCCCGAGCAAGATGTCCAAGTGCAGATGGATCTGGGCGTGATGCCCGGTTTTGTCATCATGCAATTCCGCCCCGCGGCGACCAACATCCGCTTCTCTTCACAGGGAGCAATTTCCCTGGCGATAGCGATCCTGCAGAATGCCATCGCCGCCGCCGCCCCTCCGACTCCGCTCATCGAGCCCTATAACCCCGGGAACATCATTCCTGCGCGTTGATTCTAGTAATACCTTTTTCAAGGGGTGATGTTGACCTTGCCACTCAATTGCTCGAGTTCATCGCGCAGTTGGGCGGCACTCAGCAATACTCCTGCCTGCTGGTCGCCGATGCCGCGGTGGATTGGGTGAAGTGCTCTTATGCCCTCAACATTGCTGAGCACGTTTTCAAAAGCGCCTCGATCATTTGCACCGATGAACCTGTCATCGGCTGGCCCCAAGGCGCCAACGCTCTTTGGCTAACCGCCGCCAAACATTGCAAAGGCCGCGGCGTTCCCTGGCTGTGGCTCGAGCCGGACGCCGTCCCGGTAAAACGTGGGTGGTTGGTCGCGATAGACAAATGCAAGGGCCCTGGCTATTTCGGCCAAATCTATCCCTGGCAGGGCGGCGGATTGTTGGTGATGTCCGGTATCGCCGTCTACCCTCCAAACGCTATCGATGAGTGCGGGCCGCTCATCCAACGGCAAATGCACGTGGCCTTTGACGTCTCCACCGCCACGGTCACCCAACCCAAGGCCACCGACACAAAGTTGATTCAGCACGTCTGGGGTGAGGACAACCTGCCTCCCGTCTTTCTGGATTACAAAACGCCAGCGTCGCCCAGAAACGCTCTCACCCTCGAGGATCTCCACCCGCAGGCAGTCATCTTTCATCGGAACAAAGATGGCACCCTCGAGGACTTGCTGCGACGCCGGCTTGGCATCGCCGGCTCGGGCAACTTCATGGCCGTGATCGGCTTCTGCAACATGGATATCGAGTTGCTCAAGAAAAACCTCCACTGGATGGCGTGGATGGAGATGCCAAAAACGCACGACTGCCTTCTTTCCTACGACCGCACAACCCTGAAGGACAACGTGAAGGTGGTGGAAGAAATGGCGCGACGGGTTTTTTGCACCGTCCAGCACACCTCTTACGCTGTGCCCTACGGGACGCGCTTCCCGCAGACGTTTGCTTGGCAGCACGCCGCCCGTTACATGCAAAAGCTTTACCGCAATTGGCTGTGGATCGAGCCGGACTGCGTGCCCATCACCCCGGACTGGCTCGTGACGCTGCAGACCATTTACGACTACAGCCAACATCCCTTTGTGGGCCCGGTGGTGGAGGGCGCCGGCCACATGAACGGCACCCCGACGATTTATCCGGCCAACACTCCGGAGTTGCTTCCCGGGACGATGAAGCACACAGATAACGCCTGGGACGTTGAGGCCAAGCTCGAGATGAGCGGCAAAATGAAAGACATCGGTCACATCGCAATGGCCGTGTGGGGAGTCAAAGACGGGAAGTTAAACCCCGTCGAGGGAGAGAGTCCCTACTTTGCCCCCGGCTCTCCGCTCCTGGCTCAGATTCCAAAAACCGCGGTGGTATTTCACCGCTGCAAAGACGGCTCTCTCATCGATCGACTCATGCAGTAAACCACCCTCACCAACACACAACCACGGATAGGAGCACAAACCCATGAATGGAAAAACCAAGTCCCCGATCTGCGATATTTTTATCGTGTCCTGCGAGAAGCATTACCCCTGGCTCAAGTGGGCCCTGAAGTCGATCGTCAAATTCGCCAGCGGCTTCCGCCAAGTGATGGTCGCCATCCCCGAGCATGAGATGAGCGGCCTTAACACGTGGCTGGGGGAATTCTCCAACAACAAAGGCGTTCCCATCCGGATCAAAATGTTCAAGGACTGGCCCGGCCGCGGCTTCCTCTGTCACGAGTATCAAATCCTCTGCACAGACCAATTCACGGACGCCGATTACTTTGTTCACCTGGACAGTGACACCCTCTTTTACGCGCCCGTCACGCCGGCTGACTACTTTGTGGACGGTAAACCGGTGCTGATGCATGCCAGCTACGATTGGTTGCACCAAGTCGTCCAGGCTAACCTGATGATGTGGCGGGAAACTGTCGTCAACGCCATCGGCGGGGATGTCCCGATGGAGACGATGCGCCGCCATCCTGCCGTCCACCCGCGAGGGCTCTACGAGCTCACCCGGGAGATGATCGAGAAACACACCGGGCGCCATCCGATGGAATACGTCCACTCCTGCCGGGAGGAATTCCCGCAGGGCTTCTGCGAATTCAACACCCTCGGGGCGGTGGCGTGGCGACACATGCAAGATCGTTACCACTGGATCGATCATCAGCAATTGCACAACACAGGGACACCCTGGCCGGACAACAAGCTGGCTCAGTTTTGGAGTCACGGCCCGGTGGATGTCGCCCAGTCGCCCACCATCCGAGGCGTGCCCACCAATTGCACCCCCGAGTCACTGCTGGCCAGCGTATGATCCAAAAAGAGTTACAGGAGGCGGTGGCCGCGGGCGAGGAACCCGACCCATACGACTCTCCGGACTATCAGAAGTTTGTGGAAGAGATGGCGCAGCACTGCAAATGTGAGCCGCACTCGGCCCGTCCCTGTGACGGAGTCCTTGCAGGTGGCCTCTGTGACCGGATGGACTGGACAGAGCGCGACGATTTCAAAGACGGCAGCGAAGAAGAACCCTTTGGCGTGATATGACACCCTTCCAAACTCTCATCGATACGATTCACGAGGGCAAGAACCCTTACACCGGTTTCCCGGCTGGCGAGTGGGCCGGCACTTGGTATGGCGATCACGGCGCCATGCGCGAGGTGTTTGCCCAAGCCATCGATCGCCTCAACCCGCAGCTCATCGTTGAGGTGGGCACCTTTGTCGGCGAGAGCGCGATCCACATGGCTCAGCTCATCAAAAAGCAGAACCGCTCCTGCGCCATCCTCTGCGTCGATACGTGGTATGCCGGCTTTGATCACTGGAAAGGCGCCCGCGAAAAGATCCGCAATCACTTCGGCCGGCCGGACTTCTACTATAAATTCATCGCCAACGTGATTCAGGCCGGCTGCCAGGATGTGATCGTTCCCCTGGCCAGCGACTCCGTGAACGGGGCCCGCATCATCAAATGGCTCGGGCTCACGCCTCAGTTTGTTTACATCGACGCCAGCCACGAGGAAGGCGACGTTTTCCGGGACTATGAGCACTATTGGGAGACGCTCCCCTCTGGCGGTGGGATGATGGCAGACGATCTCTCCAACTGGTTTCCGGGCGTTTGCGCCGACTGGGTGAAGTTCTGCAACCAGAAGCAGCTCTCACCTGTGTTGACGCAGGGAGAAAAACAACTCCTTATCAAGCCGTGATATCTTTCTCACCCGAATTGGAAAAGACGTTGGCTGCAGCGTTCACTGCGGAACACGTGGCCAGCAGCACCATCCAGCAGCACGAGTGGGAGATGCGCACGTTGTTGGATTTGATTCAACGCGACTTATGCCCTGAGCGCACCGTTGAGCTTGGCACTTACAAAGCTTGGACCGGCGCGATTCTGAGTTGGATCACCTCTCGCCAGACCGTTTCTGTGGACCTGCAGGACTGGGGAACATCCGAGTCTAGCGCATTCAGTCGCAACCTCTCTTTGCTTATTGCAGACGCCACACTTCCAGATTGCGTCACTCAAGCAATGGCCATACTGGGCGGCCCGATCGATCTGCTGTTCATCGATGACGGGCATTACTACGAGCAGATCATGAGGGAGTTTGAACTGTGGCGCCCGCACGTGCGCCCGGGAGGCTGGATCGTGTTTCACGACATCAACCCGCTGGCCAACATCGGCCCGCATGGCACTCAACCGGAGTGCATTCAGGTTCCGCGCTTCTGGAAGGAGTTGGAGGGAAACAAAGAAATCATCATCGCCACCGATGAGCACAAGGCCTGGAAGGGCACGTTGCCTCACGGTGGCTTAGGAATCCTGCGAGTATGATCGAGACTGACTTTGGCTGCGAAATTAACGCCGTGCGCCACTGCACAAACGCTTGCGTGGCCTGCAACCACGCCAGCACGCGCTACACCGAAAAATACTTCATGGATCCCGCCGTGCTGGAACGGGATTTGAACGTGATGAAAAATCACCTGCGCACCAAGCTGCTCTTTGTCCAGGGCGGGGAGCCGCTCCTTCACCCCAACGTGGTGGACCTGCTGCGCATTTGCATCCAAAGCGGCATCGCTAAACAGTGCGGCATCCTCACCAATGGCAAACTTCTGAAGCAACAGGGCGACGACCTTTGGAAACTGCTCCACGCCGGACACTGCGAGCTGCGTCTGTCCTGCTACCCAGATTTGAGCCCGGACATCGTGCCGTGGATCGAGGCCAAGGCCCGCGAGTGGAATTTCTTTGTGCGCCCCCAGCAGATCGACGGATTCAAACCGGTGTTCCGCTCCGTGCCGGACGGGAGCACCTACTACGGCTGCCCGTGGCGCCGCTGCTTGACCATTCACGAGGGATTCTTTTACCTGTGCCCGCTCTCCACCTTCTGGCCCCAACAGTTCATGAGCCGAGTGGAGAAGTGGAAGGACATCTCGCCCACTGTGGACGGGCTGGCCATTGAAGGGTTGACCGATGAAAAACTTAGATCCTTTTTGGACCGAAAGCACCCTCTCGAGTCTTGTAAGATTTGTAGCGGCGCAACTGGTCCGTCAATTCCATGGCACCAGAACAACTCGCAGGAAGAATGGGAGAAGGAAGCGGGCATCGCGGAAGCACTAGCATGAAAGCTCACTGGCGTTATTTGTGTTACGTCATCCGGCACAAGTGGTTTGTTTATCAGGCCGGCCGATGGTGCAACGTTGGCTTTTGGCGTCTGCTCATCCACGACTGGACCAAGTTCCTTCCCTGCGAGTGGTTCGCCTACGTGGAGAAGTTTTACGGCAAAAAGATCCCCGTCGATGAGCCCGACGATTTCAGATATTGGCAGGCCCGCGGGCCGGTGGATGCCGCGTTTGATCACGCCTGGAATCACCACCAAAAAGCCAACAAACATCACTGGCAATACTGGCTCCTGACCAACGACAGCGACGAGCCCAAGCATAAGGCCCTGGACATGCCGGTGAAGTATCGGCGTGAGATGATCGCCGATTGGATGGGGGCGGGCCGCGCCATTTCTGGCAAGTGGGAGGTGTGGACGTGGTATGAGAAGAACCGGAACAGAATCATCCTCTCGGAACACACCCGGACCAAGGTGGAAGAGCAGTTGGCCTTTTTGAAAGAGGCGTTTCGGCTTAGAGAGCAGCTTGGCATTGCGGCATGACCATTTGGCTCTACTGCATCTGCAGGAACGAGATTCGGATCCTGCCCTACTTCCTGCGCCACTACTGCGCCTGGGTTGATAAGCTCATTTTCTACGATGACCAGAGCGACGATGGCACCCGCGAGCTTATCCAACGCATCGACCGGTGCGAGCTGCGCAACTGGCCCGGCCGCCCCGGCATTGTCGATCACGACTTCCTTCACTTCGCGCACGAGCAGTGGAAGGAGGCCCGCTGTAAAGCTGACTGGGTTATCTGGGTCGACTCTGACGAGTTCCTTTATCACCCCGACATGCGCACGCTGCTCCAAGGCTACCTCGAGGCCGGCGTGCAAGTGCCGCAGATCCGCGGCTACACCATGTTCTCGCGCAAGTTCCCAACCACTCCTGGCCAGATTTACGAGGAAGTGCGGACCGGTGTCCCTGATGACGTGTGGAACAAGCCGTCCATTTTCCGGGAGATGGCCGATTGGACCGTTGGCCGGCACGGATGGGATTACACCAAGAGCACACCCCGCGGCTCGCCCACCGTCGAGATCAAGCTGCTCCATTATCGGGGCCTGGGGATGGAATACGTCCGCTGGCGCCACGCCCGCAACTGGGAGCGAGTGCCCGACGATATGCGCCGGCAGCACATGGGCACCAACACCAGCCCGGAGTATGTGGGACACCACTCCGCGGCGTGGTTTGAGGAAGTAATGGCGAGAGATTTGCCCATCGTAGTATGACCGAAACGATCACTGAAGTTATCGACAATGGCGGCGGCCGATTTTTAATCCAAATCACCAAAACTATGATTGCCAAACCTGTCCTCGTTTCCACCTGGGGCCCGCCCAAGAAATATTTTGGCGCCTTCATCGACACCTGCAAACGCCAGGGCCTCGAGCCGCAGAACGCCGATCCCGACGATTGGGGCAGTGACGACTACCGAATTATCCCGTGGTGGAAGAAGAGTGCCGCGCAGGCCCGTTTTGTGAAGGAGCATGCCGGCGAGTTCACGCACTTCATGTTCACCGACTCTTACGACGTTGTCTTTGCCGCGGGTTGGGATGAAATCCTGCAGAAGTTTGAGGCGTTCAACTCGCCGATCGTTTTCGGCGCGGAATGCTACTGCTGGCCCGACATCAATCAGGCCGGATTCTATCCGGCCACCCATCACCGGGCCCGTTACATCAATGCTGGCTTCTGGATGGCCACCGCCGAGGCCGCCGAGGTGTTCACCAAGGATCTGGCGGAGATCGCCTCACAGCCCCATGCCAAATGCGATCAAGGCATCGTCGCTGACATGTTCCTGTCCAAAAAACATCCCATCGTCCTGGACACCGCCTGCAGCATCCTCTTTTGTTGCAACCTGGACTCACGGGATTACCTGGATCTCACCCTCCCGGGCACGCGGCCCCGCACCAAGGACACCGGGGAAACTCCCTGCATCTTTCACGGCAACGGCGCCTCTGGGCTCGAGGAAATCTGTTGGAAGATCGCGCCATGAAGATCCTCGTTTTTGTCATCACCTACAACTGCGCGGACGTCCTCCCGTTCTTCCTGCGGCACTACTCGGAAGTTGCCGACGAGATCAGCGCCTTTGACGACTTCTCCAACGACGGCACCCGTGAGCTGCTCAAAGCCAACCCGAAAGTTCTGCTCCGCGACTGGCCACACCCCGGTTGCGGGATCAATGAAGACTTGTTCCTGGCTCACTGGCAGGAGTGGTATCCGAAGGCTCGAGGTAAGTTTGACTGGGTGATGATCGTTGACCCGGACGAGTTCATTTATGCTCCCGCACTCCGCGGACTGTTGGAGGTGCGGGTTGAGGGGAAGGTTCTTCGCCCTCGAGGATTCAACATGACCGGTGACGGGCTACCCAAGGACGACGGGCGCCAGATTTGGGAGATCAACCCGATGGGAGTGCCGGCGCCGGTCTACTCCAAGCCGGTAGTCTTCAGGCCCGAGATAAAGATCAACTGGATCCGCGGCAAGCATGACGTGGAGCACTGTGCCGAGGTTCCCGTGAACTGTGGGTTGAAGCTTCTCCACTACCGTTACATGGGGGCGACCTACACCGCGGCCAAGAACGCCAAGAACTATGCCCGCTGTGGACTGGACTCCGGCGACAAGGGGGCAGCGTGGAGTTGCTCCCCGGGCTACAACGGCCCAGAGAAAGAACACAGCCCGCTCTGGGCTGAGGCGGCAAAAGCAAAGGCGGTCAACGTTCTGTTAATATGAATTGCACTCGATGCAACAAGCCGTTGCCTGAAGAGCACTATCATCTCACTTTTGGCAATTCCGTGGCCTACACTCCGGATCGCTCCGGGAGCTTCTGCAGCCGCGCCTGCCTGATTGAGTTCACCGCGCCGCGTATCAAAGAGGCGGTGAGCGTCAAACAGTGGGTGCCCACCCCGGAAGAAGAAGAGCGCATGCGGCAATGACCCCGTGTTCCAACCCTACTACTCCGGGTTAATCGCCGTCGCTTCCTTCCGGCCAAACGCCACTGGTGAGGTAGCGGCGAACCAACTTCGGGCCAAGGCGTCCTGGGATCAGGTTTTTGACCGCATCTTTCTTTTCGGGCCGCCCGAGCCCCAACTCGCCAGCCCAAAAACTGAATTCATCGAGTGCGAGAATTTTCCGCACATCTCCATGATGGCGCTCACCGCCTCCTGGCAGCCCGACCCGGTTTGCATCCTCAACGCTGACATCGTGGTTGCCCTTCACTTGAAGGACATCGTCAACAAGGGTTGGTCGATGAACGCTCAGGCCCTCACCAGCAAACGTTATGAGTTTGACCCGGGGCGTGAGAACTATGACAGCGCAGAGGTTGTTGATTACGGAGCGGACTTCTTCTGCGCCTTCCCCAACATTTGGAAACAGGTGTGGCGCAACATCCCGCCCGGGTTTCGGATCGGGCACCAACAGTGGGACTCCTGGATGTTGGGTTTTCTGATGCATTTGCTTCCCTCGCGGTTCTTTGACCTGACCCGTCACCGGCCCATCTATCACCCCAAACACGGTGACCGGAACATGCCCCACCATATAGTGGTGCCACCGGATTCATACTACGCCCAGTTGGGGTTCCCGGCCCAGTGCTAGATTGACGGGGCACGCGCACCGGAATAGCGTGCGCAACCGTGACCTTCAAGAACGCTTCCGTCATTGAACAGGTGGTCTGGCAAATGAAGTTGGCCGATTGGCCACGCGCCCAAAACCGGGCCCGCATCAACGACCTGTTCAACGGCGCCCCTCCCTACTCGGCCCAAGAGGAACGAGAGAACAACATCGCCATCAACGTCAACTCTCTCGAGGGGACGCGACTCTCGCACGAGGGCCGGCAGCAATACGCCAACGCCTTCATCAAACCCGGTGCATTCTTCACGGCTCGCACTGACTACGGGCCCCGGCATTCCCGCCTCAAATACGGGACGATCTTCAGCCGGAACATCAACCGGATCATGAAGCGGAACCGGTTTTACTTTGAGAACATGCGCTCAAAGTTTGCCCAGCTCATCCTGCACGGGATCGGGCCCTCCTGCTGGGCAGACCGTCAGAGCTGGCCACCCGACCCGATCGGCATCGAGGACGTCATGATCCCCTCGCGCACGCTGATCACGATGCGCAACCTGCCTTTCTTCGCCCTCTACCGTTCCTGGACCGGCGAGGAACTGCTGCGCCTGACCAGCGGCCCCAACCGGGACAAGGCTTGGCAGATGGCCAACGTCAACGCCTGCATCAAATGGGTGAGAGATGAGACGGCCAAATTGTCCGGGACACAGTGGCCCGAGGTGTGGAGCCCGGAGAAAATGGGCGAGATGTCCAAAGAGAACAGTGGCTTTTATGCCGCGGACGCCGTGCCCACCATCAACTGCTGGGACTTCTATTTTTGGAACGACGACAACAAGGTTCAGGGCTGGAATCGGCGCATTGTCCTGGATGCCTACGGGGATCCGGCCGGCGTGCCCGGAGTTGGCGGGGCGGTGCCCAACGTCCCCCCGAGCAAGGTGCCTGACAAAAACCAGATCGGGCAGAGCAACATGTTCCTTTACGACCCGGGCGATCGCAAATACGCCACCCGGATGGAAGAGATCGTGAGCTTCCAATTTGCGGACCTGTCCGCCGTCGCCCCGTTCCGTTACCACTCCGTCCGTTCCCTGGGCTTCCTGCTCTACGCCATCTGCCACCTACAGAACCGGCTCCGCTGCAAATTCAACGAGGCCGTGTTTGAGGCCTTGATGATGTATATGCGGGTCAAGTCGATGGACGACGCCGAGCGGGCGCTCAAAATCAACCTGATCAGCCGCGGCATCATCGATGAGACGGTGAGCTTCCTCTCGCCGGCCGAACGCTGGCAGGTCAACGCGCAGTTGGCCGAGCTGGGCCTTTCTCAGAACCAGCAGGTCATCAACCAAAACGCCGCTTCCTACGTCCAGAGCCAGGGCAAAACCAACCCCGACGTTGAGAAGACCGCCTTCCAGGTGCGTGCCGAGCTAAATGCCACAACCCAACTGATTTCCGCCGCGTTGCTGCAAGCATACCACTATCAGGGCTACGAGTATCAGGAGATCGTGCGCCGCTTCTGCATCAAAAACTCTCGAGACGCCGACGTGCGGGAATTCCGCCTCGCCTGCCTCAAGCAGGGGCTGCCCGAAAAACTGCTTCTGCCTGAGTGCTGGGATATCGAGCCCGAGCGGGTGATGGGTGCGGGCAACAAAACTCTCGAGATGGCCATTGCTCAGCAGCTCATGGAGTGGCGGCCGATGTTTGACCCGGAGAGCCAGCGCAAGATTCTCCACCGCGCCACCCTCAGCGCCACTGACGATCCTGGCTTCACTGATGACTTGGTGCCTGACCGTGCGGCCACGGTCACCGACAGCCGGCAGAAGGCCATGGTTTCCATGGGCAGCCTGATGATGGGCTTGCCGGTCAAATTCGGCGCCACCGACAACCGGATCGAGGTGGTTGAGACTCTCCTGGCTGAGCTGGCGCTCGTCATCAGTCGCGCCGAGAAAAGCGGCAACATGGCCAGCCAGGATCAGATCATGGGCATGCAGACGGTCGCGCAGGCGATCGCCGAGAATCTGAAAATCTTGGGCCAGGACAAGACTATGCGCCCGCGGGTTAAACAATATGCGCAGGACTTGGGCAAGCTGATGAATCTGGTGAAGGGCTTCCAACAGCGGTTGGCCCAGATGATGAAGAAGCAGGCCCAGAACGGCAACGGCGGCCCCGACCCGAAGGAGTTGGCCAAGGCCCAAGCCATGATCATGCAGGCCAAGGTGAAGGCCAAAAACACCGAAGAATCTCACGCCCAACGGACCGCCCAACGGCAAATCCAATGGGAAATGGAACAGGACCGTAAACGCCAAGAACATGAACTGGACCAACTAGAGTCAGCCAGCCGGACCAAGTCCGAATTGGACACGCAGGACGTTAAGACGGCTGCCGAGATCCGCCGTGAGCGAGTGAAAACTCGTGCGCAAGTGCGGATGGAGCGGCAGAAGCAACGCAGTAAACCCAAACCCAAAGCTGAAGAATGACCCTCACCCCGAGGCAGTCTTACCAAGAGGACAATGTTGCGGCGAAATTTCACCGCGACCTTGTCACCCAAACCAGATTCCGGGATGCATGCCACGCCGCCTTGCTCGAGCAGGTTCTGTCCCTGCCCATGACCAATGATGCCAATGAACAGGCGGCAGCCTACAGCCGGATAATGGGGGCCCGTGATTATCTCACGCACCTGCTCAATATCGCGGAAGAGAAAAAGCCAGCTCCCGTGACACCAAGCGCAAACCTCAACCACAGAGTCTAACCTATGCCAGCAGCACCACCCGCAGCCGCACCATCCGCACCCGCACCCGCACCCAATCTCTCCCCTCCATCCGGAGGCGCCCCCGCAAAAGCCGCAGCCGCCGCCATCCCGCCGCCCAGCCACATGGAGCAGGCGTTTACCGATTTGGCCGCTGCCGCCGATCTGGATGATGACACGCCCGAAGCAAGGCCGGCCCCGAAACAGGCGCCCAAGGCACCCGTCAAACAGCCGGCCAAGCCACCGGTTAAACCGGCGCCCAAAGCGGACGCCAAACCTCCGAAGGCTGGCGAGCTGGCCCCCGGTGACGAGCAGGAAGAGCAGGAGCAACAGCAGGACAATCCCGAGGGCAAATTGGAGGCCAAGCCCGAGGACAAAGATCAGCTCGATCCGAAGGGCAAACGGGTCAAGCCGTGGGATCTGCTCGATAAGTTCAAGGGCCGCGTCGTCTCCCTCGAGCGAGAGAATGCCGAGCTCAAAGAGAAGGCCAACGGCAACCACATTCCCAAAGAGGCCACGGACAAGATCACCACCCTCGAGGCTCGCAACAAGGAGTTGGAGGATGAAATCCGGTTCACCAATTACGAGAAGAGCAAAGAGTATCAGGAGCAGTATCACAAACCCTACATCGAGGCGTGGGAGCGTGCCGTTGGGGAACTAAACGAGCTGACGGTGACCGATGCCAACGGCCACGTCCGCCAAGCCGGCGCCAAGGACTTGCTCATCCTGGCCAAGATGCCGCTGGGCGAGGCTCGCGAATATGCCGAGGCCAAATTTGGCAAGGCCGCCGATGACGTCATGGCTCACCGCCGCACCGTCCGGGAGCTGGCCAACAAGCAGCACAAGGCTCTCGAGGATGCCCGCGCCAACGGGGGCGAGCGGGAGAAACAGCAGAACCTCGAGCGAGAGACAAAGGAACGGGCTAACGGCGAGAAGATCGCCAAAGAGTGGCACTCCATCAACTCAGAGGCGCAGGCCAAATATGAGTTCCTAAAACCCGTCGAGGGCCAGCAGGAGCGCAACGAGAAGTTGGAGAAGGCGATCAAGTTTGTGGACGACTCGTTCAACATGAGTCTGTCCCAAGCCAAGACGGAGCAGGAACGGCAGGACGTCCTGCGCCGGCATTCCGCCCTCCGTAACCGCGCCATCGGGTTCTCTGTGCTCAAACATGAGAACAAATCGCTCAAGGCCGAGATTGAAGAGCTGAAGAAAAATTTGGCCGAATATCAGGGCAGCGAGCCCTCTGCCGGCGAGGCGGGCCACGACGCGGGTAGCTCGATGGTCACCGATCCAATGGAAGCGGCCATGCACGGGTTGGCGCAATTGGCCGAGTAGAAAATGGAAAAGCGGCTGACCGGTTCAATGCACAAGAGACGGTCAGCCGCCGAGGATTCGCCCTTCCGTGGGCGTGGTCTTCTGCCGGCGCTAAATATCCTTTACGGTTGACAGTCGTCCAGTGAAATCCTAACGCTTCCCTGCCAGCATCGTCGTGGGCATGGCTGAAAAAGCCCGCCGACTTCGGCAAGAGCCCCAAGTGGTGGGGAAAGCGTCGCCGACTTCTGAAGCACAAAGCGGCTTCTGACACACCCAATCAGGCAACAACTACGTGCTGGCACTGTGCCCGCTCGCCTAAGCCTGAGAGTCCAAAACTTTGTGTCTGAACGCGCTTTATGCCATCGGTCATCTCTTGCAATAAATTCGCCCAGTATCTGGTCGATCAGCAACCCGTCTTTGACAAGCTCATCCTCTCCGACATCCGCCCGACTGACAGTTGGATCCTCAACGTAAAAACCGGCACGTTTGATGCCTTCAGCGGGGTTGAGCACACCTTGGATCGGTTCAACCACGTCGCCCCCAACGTCACCAAGCAGTGGACGCGCACCCAATACGCTTCCTGCGTGGGCACGCCTTGCGACAAAACCGAATACTGCATCGGTTGGGGTGCCACTCGGATCACCTACTATCTCGAGGAACAGAGCTGGCAGACGCCGCTCCTGTGCTTTGACCAGCAGATGCACGTGGTTAAGGCCCAAGAACACTTCCGCCAGATCATCTCGGACATCCTGCGGCCGGCGACGACTGCGATCATGTCCAACTTCCTGCGCAAGCGGGCGCTCCAATTTGCGGACAAGCGTTTCATCGCCAACCGCAATCTCACGGAGTTCACCTTCACCTGGACGGTGGTTGGGGATGAGGAAATCTTCTTTGACTGCTCGGCCAACCCCAACACGGTCTTCAAGCTCGTGCCGCAGATGTTGCAGGCCCGGTTTGAACCGCTCATGCGCCGCGGCTACGGCGGCAAAAATCCGTTCAAAGAAACCGCGCCTTACATCGAGTTGGTGACGGATATTTCCACCTGTTGGGAGCTGGACAAGCTCGGCGGTTCTACCGGTGTCGGTGGTGTTCCTTCGGTGGCCGGCAACTGGCGGTTCACTCAATGGGACTCGGCCAACGCCTACTGGCGCTATGGCTTCTCGGGCCAGATCGGCAACTACATGGTGCGCGTGGACCCGATGGGTTTGCGCTTCAACTTTGTGCGCGATCTCGGCGCGGGCTTTGGCACCAATCGATTCCGTTATCAGATCGTGCTGCCTTACCGTAACGTCACCTCGAGCGGCGCGGGCGGCGCTCCCGGCCTCAAGTCTGAGGAAAATCCCGACTTTGATCGGGCGCAGTTCCGCATCAGTTACATCTGGCACAAGATGGCCCTCGAGGCGCTTGTGGCCGATGCCACGCCGGTCAATCCGGAGATGCCCTACTCGAGCCGTAACTTCGGCGGAAAATGGCAGTTTGTGATGGATAATTTAGGGGTCGACGGCAACAACTGCGTGGTTGAGAACAAGCGGCGCAACAAGGGCCAGTTCATCGCGGACTTCAAGCTGGCGATCCGCCCGCTCTACACGGAATTCCTGAACGTGTTCTTCCACCGCGGCGAGCAGTTCTGCCTGCCCGAAGTCAGCAACTGCAACACGGATCCTGGATATCCGACTCAGACTTACAACAGTTGCAACACGCCTTGCCCATAATCGGGTGGTTGTGCGCATGGGTGGTCACCGCTCGCCTGCTTGGTGGCGGGCGGTGGCTCTCCTTACTGAAAGGTCACCATGGATGACATGTATGATGAATCGGCTCCCGCAACCGCGCAGGATGATCCGATGGCTGATGGAGACGAGAAGAGCGATGAAACGGAAGATCAGCTCGCTCTAGTTCCCAGCCACTTCTTCAAAAACCAGCCTCCCAAGCCTGGGAAACGCGAGACGGTTGAGATCGTTCAGGTTTACGAGAATGAGTGCTCGATCAAGTGCGTTTACTCCGACGATGAGGATGAGGAAGAAGACAGCGAGGAACACGCCGAGGCACCAGCCGAGCCTGAGGATGAGATGATGGCTTAATGGCTTGTGACCCAAACACGCTCCTAGAACAGGCCCGCTCGATTCTGCCACTCACAGAAGAACAGCGGGCCCTTATTAGCGTCCAATTGCTCTGCACCATCGCCGCAAGTGGGGGCGGCGGTGGTGGCAGTGGCAACTTCCGGATCACTGAAGCCGGAGACTTCCGGATCACTGAGGCCGGCGATTTCAGAATCATAGAGACGTAACGGTATGCCAAATTTCAAAATCACTGACCTGCCCCTGGTTACCTCTCTGCTGGAAGCCGGCGAGATGGAGTGCGCCCAAAGCGGTGCTTCCGGAAGGTTTAACACCGTCCAGCTCCGCTCCGCGGCCAACGGCGGCATCGTTGATGATCTGGCCGTTGATTACTTTGACGCCTACCCGGCTGGCGCTCTGGCCAGTTTGACCGGGGGCGCGGGTTGGGTGAACAACGGGGTCCTGACCGGTGGGACGATTGTCTCGCGCACGGGTGCGGACGGACGGACGTTCAAGGCGCTCCAAATCTCCAATGGCCAATTCGGGCGCCGCATGCCATGGGGCAACAAGTGGAACAAGCTCAAGCTGGCGATCGCGTGGCGCCTCAATGGCGGGGCCTCCTTCAACACCACCGCCACGGACGCGCTCCTGGGCATCTGCTCGGGCACTGTCAACATGGGCGGTTCCGCCCTCACGGACAATTTCATCGGACTACGATGGGGCAGCGGGGCCGGCGACGGGATCACGTTCACGGCCGGCACGCTGATCAACTTCTACAACATGTCCACCGCCTTCCGCATTGTCACGCGGCGGGCGGCGGTTACGACTGCGATCGGCTCCGGAGGGTCCGGGCACCGGTTGCCGGCGACCGAAGGTTACCACGGTCTGATGGTCTACAACGTGTGGCGTCCGGTCTTCCTGAACGCGGCTTCCTCTGTGACCTACACTCACATGGAAGTCAGCAACGACGCTGCCGAAGTCGAGCTGATGCACCAACAGAATGCGGTCATGCGCATCATGGAGGACACCAACAACACCGCGACGACTGTCACGGCGACGGAAAGCGCGATCGTGGGAACCTCGGCTGGAAGCATCGGATCGGCCTTTGACGAGTCTACCGGAATCCTGGACACGGTGAATGTGTCGTGGCCGTTCACTGTCGCCAATGCGTTGCTCGAGATTAACGCCATCGCAATTCGGAAAATCTCCTAAGTATGGCCTGCGATCCAAATACTCTGCTCGATCAGGCAAAGTGCTTTCAGTGCAATTTGTCCGGTGACATGTTCATGGCCCTCGAGATCGTGCTGCTGTGCAAAATCCGGGACGGAACAACGAGCAACTGCGACCCGGCCACCCTGATTGCTGAAGCCAGTTGCATCCGCTGCAGCCTTCCGCTGGGCTCGATGAGCGCGGTGAAGGTCGCGCTTCTCTGTCAAATTGCCGGCTTGTAGCTATGGCATGCGATCCAAACACACTTCTTCAGGATGCCGCCTGTATTCAGCGGTGTCTCACCCCTGGGCAATACCCGTTGGCGATGCTCTCGGCCTTGTGCCAGATTGCATCCTTCAGCGGCCCCTGGTTGCCGCTTTCAGGTGGAACCCTCACGGGTCAGCTCACCGTTAGCCATTCGGGGGCCGTTTCCAGCAACTGGATCCGCCAAGCTGCCGACACTCAGGGCGTCTCTCTCGAGATGTCCAAGCGCGGGCAATTGGGCGATGCCAACGGAGTCGTCCAGGCCAATACCGGGCTCTTCCAGCTCCGCGCCTTTGGATGGAACGGCGCGGCCTTCGCGGGCGCCGGCCGGATGCAGATCAACGTTGATGCATCGGGCGATTTCAGCGGGCTCAATTCCGGCAGTTACGTGCGTTTCTTTGGTGTCGTGCCGGCGACTACCGTTGAAATTGAATTCGGCCGCTTTAGCTCCGTTGGGTTGAGTTTATTCGGCACGCAGGTGGTTGGACCCCGCAACAGTGGCTGGACAACCTTTACCGGAGCCTCCACCAAGAACGCGGGCGGATTTGACACTGGCACTGTGACGACTGCGCAGCTAGCCTCCGTGGTGAAGGCTATGTTTGATGCCATGGTCACTCACGGATTGATCGGAGCGTAATACAAAAATGAAAACGGTTCTTCTGTCCCTCGCCCTTACCCTGTTCACCCACTGCCTGCCCGCGGCAACTTTTGTGTGGGATCCTTCCCCTCCCGGAGGCTCGCCTGTGGTGAAGTATCGAGTTTTCTCCAGCCCGGTTGTTGCGCCCATCAATGCAATTTGGGCTGTTTACGGGGAAACCACCGGCCTGAGCATGCTGGTCACAAATAACGTTTACCGGATGTTCCAAGTGACGGCGATCAATGCTTCAGGAGTGGAGAGTGATCCGAGCAACGTGGCCACAAACACGTGGGCCAAACCGAATCCTCCTGGTTCAGCGACGATCAACGCTGCAATTGAGGCGGCGCCGAGTATAAACGGTCCGTGGCAGGTGCTCAGCAACTCGACCGTGATAGTGGCAGTGGACCAGACAACCAATCAGTTCTTCCGGACAAGAACCACGATCGTGATGAGGTAGACCCTCGTATTGCCCGAGCGATGCTGGGCAGCCCCGCCGATCGTCAGCGTCTCCAAGTCATCCTTATCCGTGAGTATCTCGCGAAGAAAATAAGTGAAGCTCACTGACCCGGTGCTTTTTGTTGGTGTCGCCGTTATGAGCACCGCCGTTGCCATCCTAAGTTCAGACGATGCCGCCAAACACATTGATCCACAGACTATCTTTTTCACCAAGAGCGGCAGTGCGCTCCTGATGCAGGGACTCCTTGCCTTGAAGCTGCTGCGGTTCCGGAATGGCGACGGGGACGGAAATAACGGAAAGAAGACTCCATGAAGACTCTGCTCTTACTACTGCCGCTGGCTTTGTGCGGATGCACAGGCCTCAACAAAACCATCCGCGAGCTGGCCAAGGATCCCAACACGGTGGCAATCAGCGTGACGACAGTTTACGGCAACGTGCACATCATCCGCACCGGTCACACCAACCAAACGATCACTGCCGGCCCCATCTCAGTGAGGTGATTATTTGTAGGTGAGCCGGTGGTTGGCCTCGAGGCGGGCCATTCTCTCCCGGTAAACGTCCTTCCAGGTGTCATCCTTCTTCTGCTCCGCTTTGGCCAGGGCCAGCGAGATAACAAACCCGTGACGCCGCGCCACCTCCACGCCGGTTACTAGCCCATCAAACAAGTCTGGCGAGCGGCCGGTCTTCAGCTTCATTTTCTCCTTGGGCTCCACTTCCACCTTGTTGCTAGAAACCATACCCCACTCGCGCATGCAGCCTTCCATCATCATTTCCTCTGTCAGCCCGCGGAACTGCCGGCTCTCGATGGCGAGGCGCACCGAATACCACAGTTCGCTCACAAATTTGGAGTAGTAGTCACAGCACAGGACTTTCTGAGCCAGTGGAATCCAGGTGACCGGGCGCTCGCTGGGCTTGCCGCCAAACTCCACCGCCTCCACGTAGGCGCTCCAAATGCGGGCAAACGCTGCCATGAGCGAGCCGCGGCCGGTGGAGTCAAAACCGAATTGCTGCGGCGGGATATTGCGTTGCTCAAAGTAGCTTTTGGCGAAGCCGGCAATCTGATCCTCGGGCGTCTCGTCTATGTTCACACTCACTGGCACAAGCCCCGTTTCCTTCAGCTCGAGGATTTGGCGTCCGTTGATGTCGTTGCCAAATTGCAGCCAGCCGATGATGCAGCGATCGCCGCCGACAGAACCGTAAGCGGCATCCAGGAAACCGATCTTGGTTAGGTTCTCGTCCTTCCAAACGGCTTCCTCCATCGCGCCATACTTGAGGCACATCTGGCGGGTGATGACGCGGCGCAGCCCCTGGCCTCGAGGCATGCGGCCCTTGTTCATCATCGTGAACTGCAGCGAGTCCTTCCCGTAAAACTGGATATCGGCATCGATGGCGTCCTGCGTGATGAGCGGGATGCCGAGGTGCCCGTCCAGGTTGGGAGAGTCCTCCCCATCCAGTTGAATGCAGATGCCACGGTCAAAGCGCGTGGGCCAAGTCTTGGCGCCGTTGGCTTGGTCAATGCCGCCGTCCCATCCGCCCAAGTGCGCAGCCGGCTCGCAGAGAAGCCCAAGTGCGTCCGTGGTGTCCTTGGGGTTGCCCAGCCCGATGCATTTGAAGTCCGGGTTTTTGTTCAGGTTGGAAATCGCATCGATGAACACCCGCGGACACAGGTGCAACTCATCGGCGACCATGCGCACCCGTTTGTTTTTGATACCGGCGAAGGAGCCGAGTCCCTGGTAGTTGCCGCCCTTCTTCACCGGCACGCCGCAGATACCGTTACGGAAGTCTCGGCCCTCGGCGAAAGCTGCGTCCATGGTGGAGACAATCCGTTGGCGCGACTCGATCAATTTGCCGGGAATGATCAGCGGGAATTTGGCCTGGGCCTCCCGGTGGAGTTTCTTCATCTCACCCCAAATGCGCATCTCCAACATTTCCCGTTCCGTGGAGGAAACAAGAACCGTCGTGCACTCGCTCCAAATATAATAATCAGCCAGGACGTTGATCGCCGCCGAGTGCGTCTTGCCGGAGGACGCCGGCCCCATCTCACCGATAATCCGGTAGTTGAGGTAGGCATCCAACTCCATGTCATTCCACCGGTGCCAGAGGTGATCCTTCCAGACCAATGAGATGAAGCGTTTGAAGTGAAATTCCATGCCGTTGCCGGCAATGGACCCGTCCCTTTTCTTCCAGCTCCCCCCGCGGCGGACCATGGTGGCCTCGACGCTGACGGGGTGTTCAAATCTGCTCCACCGGAGATTGTAGAGCGTGACGCTGTCACTCATTGAAGTTGACCCTATGCGCAAAAAACCTAGGGTGCAATCTCATGGCAGCACCGAATGGAGTTGGTGGCGCGGGTGTGCGGATTGTTGACGGGCAATTGGATTGGAGTGGTGGCATTGACTCAGGACGAGTTCCAACGATTGCTTCGGAGGGATTCCCGACTGGATTAAAACGCAATCAACTGGCGTGGATGACCAATTGCACCGCTCGTGGCGGAGGGGTGCTGCAGCGGACAGGTTGGAAGCCGCTGGTGCTAAACTCATCGTGGCCCGGAATCTTTCAGGGAGCGTTCATGTATGAGCCTCCCTTTGCCAACCCCTACATCATCTGCGCGATCGGCGGACGCATCTACCAGATCCGCGTCGACACTGATAACTCAGTGGTCGATCTGACGGCGGCATTCCCGAGCACGATCATGCCGGCCAATCAGCCGCAGTTCTTCTTTGAGCAGGCCGAGCAGTTCCTCATCATCCAGGCTGGCGACCTGGTCACTAGGCCGCTGTTCTGGGATGGCAACATTCTGCGCCGCTCCAACGGTTACATCGGAGTGGGCGCGGTGCCTCCGGCCGCTGTGCTCAACGAGATTCCACCCGCGGGCCCGATGGATTACTACATGGGCCGGCTGTGGTATGCGTTTGGTCGCCAGTATGTGGCCGGTGACATCGTGGGCTCTCAGGCCTCCGGGACGCCGGCTTACAACTTCCGGGATTCGGTGCTGAAGGTGACGGAGAATCCCATCTCTCTTTCCGGTGACGGATTCATTGTGCCGACACTGGCCGGCAACATCCGGGCCCTCGAGCACTCCGCGCTCTTGGACACTACCCTCGGGCAGGGCCAGCTCTACGTGTTCACCCGGCGCCAGATTTACGCCACCAGCGTCCCGGCTACTCGCGCCGACTGGGCCACTACTCGAGAGCCTCTGCAGCGTGTCGCGCAGATCGACTTTGGCAGCGTGGGCGATCGTTGTGTGGTTCCCGTCAACGGCGACTTGTTCTATCAGGCGATGGACGGCATCCGCTCGCTCACGCTGGCGGTGCGTTATTTCCAGCAATGGGGCAACGTGCCGATCTCCCGGCCTGAACAGCGCGTGCTGCGGTTCAACGATCGCGAGCTGCTGCGCTTTGCCTCCGGCATCAACTTTGACAATCGGCTGTGGCAAACGTGCGTGCCTTTCCAGACGGCCAAAGGAGTGGCGCACAAGGCAGCAACGATTCTGGATTTTGATCTGTTGGGTTCTTTCGGTGACAAGCTGCCTCCGGCGTGGGAGGGAATTTACGAGAGCCTCAACATCCTGCAGTTGCTCGAGGGCGACTTTGGCGGGCTGCAGCGGGGCTTCACGTTTAATGTCTCGAGCATCACCGGCAACATCGATTTGTGGGAGCTGACGACGCAGGACCGTTGGGACTCGCAGGTTCAGAACGACGGCGACCGGGTCACTTGGTATGTCGAGACGCCCTCTTACACCTGGGGCGATCCGTTCATGCTCAAGCAACTGGACGGGCTCGAGCTGTGGTTTGATAAGATGCTGGGCACGGTCAATTTCATGGTGGAATACCGGCCGGACTCTTCTCAGTGCTGGATTGTGTGGCATGCCTGGAAGCAGTGCGTCGCCAAAGATTGCAACGAGGATCCGGAGGCGGTGACCTGTCCGGCCTACCCGGTGCAACCTTACTGCGAAGGTTACCGGGCCACTGTGCGCTTGCCTCGTCCGCCGACTCAGTGCGAGTTTAACAACGCTCGCCCAACGACGCAGGGTTATCAGTTCCAAGTCCGGCTCACCATCAAGGGCTGGTGTCGCCTGCGGGGCCTGCGAGTCTTTGCCTTTCCTCTGGCCGATGCGCCTTACACAAACTTGGTCTGTGCGAGCAGTGATTTCACTGAGACGCCTCCGCCGCCGTCGACGTCTCCTTTACCGCCAAATCCGCCGACTCCGCCGACTCCGCCCCCAACGTCAATAGCCTGGGAGGCAGCCAGCGCGATGGTGTTCTGGGAAGATAACGCGCTCAATCCATTCAGCGGCAACCTGTCCTTCTTCCAGGCCAACGCCAATTTGGCGGACATGGCCAGCTTCAACATCATCGGCGAGGGCATCACCGCGATCGTTGGGCTCGATACGCTGGTGGATGTGGAAACCATCTTTCTGGACAACAACGCGCTCACCGCGATTGGGGCCATGCCCGACACCGGGCACTTGCTCACCTTCAGCGCCGCGACCAATCAGATCACCTCGATCGCCAACTTGGCGGGCACCATCTCGACGCTGGCCATTGGCGGAAATCCCGGGCTCACATCGGTTCCGGCGCTCCCGGCCCCGCTTTCCTTCTTTGATTTCTCTCTTACCGGATTCACCGCGGCTGGTGTAAAAAACCTCCTAGGTCAGTTGGTGACCAATGGATTGAACAACGGAACGGTGGCACTTGTGGGCATGGATGCATCAACTTCAGGCGCAGAAATCGCGACGCTCGGGGGCCGCGGCTGGACCATCATCACATGAGATCAATCGCCAGAACCACGGTTAGCCCAGCAGGCCCTGCATCGCTGCGGCTTGATGCCGGGGCGCGTGCTCTTGGTGATCCGCTTACCGCATTTCGCACATTTCACCGTGCAATTGAGTTTGTTGTAATGCCAGTGACAAAGGCCTTTGGCCAACTGAGGCTTGCCGCAGATGCCACACGGAAAGCGTTCGGCACGGTGATGCTTCATGTGCTCAGAGCGATCGTAAAGCTCGAGGTTTCTAAGCCAGTTGTCCGCCCGGTTGCCGTTTTTGTGGTGAACCACTTCATTCTTGAGAAGTGCGCGTCCGAGGTGTTTGGACATGACCCATCTGTGCTCCAAAATCATTCCAGTGCACTGGGCGTTCGGGTGGTGCGGCCTATAGATCAGGACGTAGCCGTCAGCGGTGATGCTCATGTGAAAGGAGGGTATTGATATCAATATTCCCTGCGAGCTTGTAAACATAGAGTGCCTTCCGTGCAATGACGATCCGATCCGAAACATCACTTCGGAGGCCCCTGACATTAACGTGTTCATCGGCTTTGCCGACTTCCGCGGCATCCCGCCCATCGGCGTTCTCTACGCGCAGATCGGCTGCAAGAGTGTTTGCTTCTCTGCGACGAGCCAGCGCGACGCGGACGATTGCGCCACGCGCCAAGCCCGGGAATGCACGTTCAACAACTGGCGCCCACCTGGGCCGAATATCCCGCCTCCGCCCGATGGTGGAGGCAACAAGCCGACGACTCCCGGAAACATTCCGCCGTCCAACCCGCGCAACAACCGGCTGCCGACGTTTCGCAACCGCGCTCAGTCCTGCGTGGTGACCTGCCCGGATGGCACGCCGTTTGTGGAAGAGATCGCCGCGGGCACCATCGTTGACCTGACACAGGCCGGCGCCGATGAGAAGGCGGCGAGCCTTTGCACCAAGCGTGCGCAGGTCGACAAACTGTGCATCACCTCGGATTTGATCACGGGCGTTTGCCTGGGCAGTGCGGTCAATTTCCAACTAACGGCGACCGGTGGGCTTCCCTTCTCGGATGGCAGCTACATTTGGAACACCTTCGGGGATTTACCTCCGGGCCTGAGCCTGGACGGCAGCACCGGGGCGCTGACTGGCACGCCCACCAGCAACGGTGACTTCCTTTTTCAGATCGATGTCTTTGACGCCAACGGCAATTCCACCACAAAGCTTTTCACGGTCTGCGTGATGGAGATCGTGACGGATGCCGCGCTCCCACCGGCCACGGAAGGGGACAGCTACACACAGCCCCTCCTGGAAGAGCCTGCGGAAGTCTCGAGCGAGCAGTGGAGTTTGGTCAGTGGAACGTTGCCCCCGGGGCTTACCCTCAATGCCGCGGGCTCGATCACCGGGACACCGGAAGAGGACAGCCACGATGACAGCCCTTTCAGCTTCACGCTCCAGGTGGCCGCGACTTGCGGCACGGGGCAAGTGACCTGCCAGAAGTCATTCACTCTCGAGGTGGAACCTCCGGTGGATTGCATGGGCGCGGCGGATGCCGTGGAGGACTTAGTTTGGAGCAACATCGGGGCGGCGGGCACCCTCGTCATTGCGGGCGGTGACGCAACGTTCTCGTCGGTGGGTGTCGGCAGCATCGCTATCCGGGGCACGGTCAGTCTCTGCAATCCGAGCCTGGACGCCTACGATCTGACCTTCACCTTTGACTGGTCGCAGGCCACCGATTTGATCATCAGCGGGCAGGCCGTTGTGCGGTTGAACGGCGTGGACAATTTGGGCCCGGTGGAGAACACAGCCGGCGCCAAGCATGCGGCCTTTGTCCTGTCGATCCCCTCCGGGGTGAATGCTCTCGAGGTGAAGGTCAACGGGAGCGGGGTGTTCAACCCGTCCTGGACCGGTGGCGTGATCACAATTCGGCCCCTGACCCCTCCGTAATATGCAACTACTCCGATTGAAAGACGTCCGGCAGTCGCGTATCCCGCAAGTCATCGGCCTTTGCGCCGCCGACAACGGCGAGCTGCCGCAGTTTGTGAACGAGGCACAGCGCCGGCTGATCAAGGCTGGCGGGGAAACCGGCTGGTGGGGCAGTTGGATGCGGACCGTGTTCAACGTCGACACCGTCAACGATCCTTTCATCACCTGCCCGCGCTCCATCGCCCGGATCATCAACATGGATGTCTGTCGCCATCCGGTGCGGGTCCAGAATGAGTTTTACGAGTTCCTCGAGGCCGGCATCGGCCTGCAGCCGCAGAACAACTGCGGGATGGATTCGCTGCGCAACTGCAACCTGATCGAGACTTACGACCGGGGCTTGTTCCCGACCTTCACCGACCTTGTTCCAGGCAACAAGCGGCTGCGCTTCTACATCACGGACGCCGCGGACGTCAGCCGGCGCGTGATCGTCCAGGGCCTGGACGGTAACGGCCAAGTCATCCGTAGCCTGGACGGGCCAGTCCAGATCCAGGGGATTGCCTTAAACCTCACC